AATAAAATAAAATAAAATAAAATAAAATAAAATAAAATAAAATAAAATAAAATAAAATAAAATAAAATAAAATAAAATAAAATAAAATAAAATAAAATAAAATAAAATAAAAATTTTTTTAATTAAAGAATATTCCAATAAATATATTATTGTAATAATGGAAGTTGTTAATGTAAAAAAACAAAATATATGTAAGGATGATCATGATAATTGGAAGTGGTGTAAAGATAAAAATAATGTTTATATTGGGTGCAAAAGGACAGTATTTATTGATAATGATTTATTATAAAAAAAGTGAAATATTAATTACTTGGTAGATTATAATACAGTAATAAGTAATAAGTAATTATAATTAAAGGTATAACATGAGTGATACAACAATTAATCCAGAATTTATTAAATTATTTCTAGAAATGAAAGACATTGTAAAAGGATTAGAATCTAAATTTAATGATATTGAAGGAAAAATGCGTCAAATTGATAAAGAAAATGAATTGATTAATCAAAAAACTGAAATGCTAACGCAAATTGTCAGCGACATATCAAATATAATGGTTGTAAATATGGAAAGAGAAAATAAAAAAATTGACTCTGATGTTCAAATACATCCAAAATATGATTCCAAAAACATTTCTGATAATAGTGACACAATAAATGAATGTTGTGACAATGAGGATAAAAAAACACAAATATCTTTATTTTCACATTTGGAATGTGGAGACAGTGAAAGTGATGATGAAAATGATAATGAAAATGATTATAAAAAAATAACAAAATCAAAGAATACATTAAATAAAAAACAACGCAGAATTAAAAAAAAACAAATTAAAAAAAATATTAATTTAGTGTGTTTAGTAACAGTTACATTAATATCAATATTTGGTGGAATAATATATTTTAATTATGGCAACATATTATAAATTTTTATAAAAATTAAAATACAGAACTAATAGTGGCAGACATTATTTCAACTCGTGTATGTTTTGATGAATTAAAATATTGATGCCAATTATCTTTTGGAATACCAGTGTTATCTTGAATAACTTGACCAATTGTAATGTTTTGATTATTTTCAATACAAATATCTGCATATTTATTTGGAACAATAACCGACGATGATTTGTTATAGGAAATTGATTTTTTTAAATTTTTATCATTATTATCGTAAACATGAGACAAACGAGACACAAGTAAATTTACATCACAAAAGTCAACATATGTATCATTTGATATTTTAAACAATCCATTTTCAATAGATACGGAAACATCATAATGAATTTTGTTGATTTTTAAATAATTATCAAGATTTTGCAATCGATTACGACAACCATGTGCAGTTTGTTCAAATCCAATTGGTTGTTCACTTACTCCAGAATAAACATTAACACCTTTTACAATAATTGATCTATCATATTTTTTTAATAAAGAATCATAAACAGCTTTCATTTTTTGTTCATTTTGAGAAGCAACATAAATAATAAGTGGGATATTATGTTTTATTAGGTGGTCAGTAAATATATTTAATACTTTGAATGGAGATACTTCAACTAATTTGTTAGTGGTCTCCGGAACTGAATTTGTTGTGTAAAAGTTTTTGAAGCCAGTATTTGTAAATTTTTTCCATCCATCATTTGGAAACACAGAATGAGTAACATATGCCGAAATATTTATATATCCAAGAGCTTCTAGAGCTTCTTTGCATTTAATAATTGTACCTCCAGACTGAACTAAATCATCAACAATAATAACTTCATCATATTTAATATCAACATTTGATAAGGGAAAGTTTAATTTATCAGTGATTTTAATAATTCTATCGTTACCTTCTCTAACTTTAGAGCAAACAATAATTTTAAAATGAGGAAAATATTGTTTGAAACGTTTACAAGCTCCATCATCAGGAAAAACAATAATAGAATTACTGGAAATTGTTTCAATCAGACTTGGAATAGCAGAATGTAATTTAATTAACACATTTTCAGTGTTGAAATAAAATCTTATTGGTAATGCATGAATATCCCAAATATGTATAGTTGCTTTGCCATATTTTGTTGTTTCAATACAACTAGAAATGATTTTAGCCATTGTTTCGGCAGTTGCTAACATACCTTCTTTATCAACTCTTTCCATAGTACCAACAGAGAAATATGTGATATAAATGTCCAATGATTTAATAAATTGTCTTGGTAATACCATTAACATTGATAATTGTTGAAATAATAGTGTTGTATCATAAAGGGACAGAAAGAAAACAATGTTTTTATTTTCTAATTGTTCAATACTCTCAAAAGTAATATTTGGTTGAGTGTCTGGAAATATGTCCCAAATAATCACACCCTTTCTGGAGTCACGTGTTGAGTCAATGTAATTATTTGCAAGCGAATTCATTGATGGATGAGAAAATACAATTGTTTGCTCAAAATGATTGTTAACCAAAGGGACATAATTTTTAATTGTTAAGCATTTGTTTAATTCTTTGTTTAAAATTACTGAAGGTTCATTAAAATCATATTTTAATAATGATAACATTGGCAAACCAGAAGCTAATAAATCAGGATTTAAAGTTAATCCAACCAATTCAATTAGATTAATACATCCAATTGGATTACAGTTAATAAGTTTAATCAATTCTGAACCAGCATTAACAGTACCACCAGTTGCAATTAAATCATCGACAAGTAATATATTTGATCCTTCAGGAACAGAACGCGTAATTGTTAAACTATCAGTACCATATTCTTTTTGATATTCAATTGAATAGAGTTTGGTAATTTATTGGGTTTTCTGATCATAATAAAGCCGCAATTTAATTTTGTGGCAAGAGAATTGAATAAAAACCCTCTTGATTCAAATCCAGCAATATAATCAGGTTTCAAATCAGAATTTTTAACTAATTTTGCCATTTTACTGATAGCAAAATCAAATAAATCATTATTTAATAAAAGAGTTGTAATATCTCTAAACATAATTCCTTCCTTTGGAAAATTCGAAATTGGAGTAATTTTATTAGAAATGTCTTGAAGTGTGAATACCATATTTGCAAATAACAAGCAATAAAAATCTAAACGGTTGTATAATTAATTTAGAGAATAATAAAGTCAATTTTTTAACTATTTTTTAAGAATGGATGTTCTTTGGAATATTGTCGTATGCCTGTTGTGGGTACATCATGATAATGATTTTCAAATTCTGTGTTCAATTTATCAATTTGTTCTTTTAATGCCGTTATTTGCTCTTGTATTTTTTTTTATTTTCACCTTTATCTAATTCTTTGTTATCATCTTTTAAAGCTCCTTGTTGTTGTTGATTATCGTCTTTTAAAGCTCCTTCTTGTTTATTGTCAACATTTTCAGATTTAATTTCGACAACAATATGTTTTAAACATACATGATTTAATAATTCTCCTAATTCAATTTCTTCATTTTTGTCATCATAATTTTTAAATGTTATTGTTTTTTGTTCTAAATGATCAAAATATAAAAAAAATAGATTTTTTGTTTCAAACCAAAGACAAGCACTTTTATCTTTAATCATGTCATTTAATAGTTTTTCTAATCGTGAACCCGGATCACATTCAGCGTTAGTTTCAATACTTTTAATAATAAAATTAAAAGATTTTTGAGATATTTTGGCATTATCTGTTTTAATTTTATGAATATCTTTGGGTAAATTTAAAGTTATTTCATTAGCACCACCCTTTTGTGTTAATTTTGTTTGTAAATATTTCATTTTGTAGACGAAATATTTTGTTTTGTAATAATTTTCATTATTCATATATATAAATACAATAGATAAATGAAATTATAATATAAGTTAAAAATAAATAATAAAAATAATCAATAAAAATATAATGAATAGTTTATCAGACAATCCAATAAGATCCGGAGGATTATATGACAATTATACACTAGGAAGAGAATATGATTTAATGGGAATTAAAGATGAAAAAAAGCAACAAATGTTTAATCAAAATAAAATCGAAATTTTAAATGATAGAGATTTATTTCGCAAAGTGTCAAATTCAATAGAGGACATTGACATGTCAGCAACAAATTTTGCAGATAATTTTGGAATGCCTTCTTACAATGGACAAATATCTAAAAACAAAAAATCATTAATTAGGACCCCATATATACAAGAACACAATAATAAAAGTGATTTTGTATCAAGTAACTCTGATGTTCACGAAAATTTTGCATCAATTGGTGGAGAAAAACCAAATAAAGGACTTGATTCTTTAACATCAATGGGTTACAACGGAGAGGGACAAGGAAATGATGAAAATAATAGTGGTTGTAAAATCGAGAGAGATATATTAGGATTTGAATATGACATAAACATGAGCAAAAATAAAGATTTTGTGTTTGACATAAATTCTCCATTTGCTCTTGCATACTTGTGGAAATCATTAATAATATTAACAAAAAATCCGACAACAAATAAAATTTTAGAATCAATGAAAATATCAAGAAAAGAATTAGTAGCAAATGATTTAAAACAATATGCGGATATTTTTAAAGATCTTGGGACAATACGTTTAGACATACCGGTAATAAATTATCAAATGGATTCGAACACAAAAAATAAAATATATGATTTGTATAAAGTTGATATTAATATTATTGATGATGTGAGAAATTATGATGAAACGGAAAATGCAGAAATGTATTTAAAATATAATTTTTCACTTGAAATACCTTTAATGTATCAACCAAAAATTACTTATGGTTATTTTAATAATTATAAAAAAAGTCAAACAAAATTTCTTGAAATGTCAAATGTTATTTGTTCAATGATAATAAATGAAAAAAAAGATTTTGTTAATATTGAAATACCAATGGGATCTGATTTAATATTAGGATTTTTATATAACACAGACAGACAAATGTTAGATAATATTGATTATGATTTTATAATGATGAATAAAAAACCAAAAACATTAGTACAATCATTAACAATTCCTAAAATAAATAGAAATAAAAAATCAGAATATAGTAAAAACTTTAGAGATATTTTATCAAATGTTCATTTTGGCGATATATCATATGGAAAAATGTATAATACAAGTATTAAAATTGACATGACATTAGAAATAGAATCAACAAAAGAAAATATTGATAAAAATTATCAAATCGAAAATCAATTAGAAAAAATAAATATTAATCATGCATGTTATTTTTATATTAAACATGGTAATGTTCCAAATAGAATTTTTATGAATGGTTTTATTAATTATTAAATTTTACATAAAATAAAATAAAATACAATACAATATAAATAATAAATCATATAGTAAAACAGATAATAAATTAAAATGTTTTCAAATAAAACTGACTTGTTAGACCCACTGAGTGTGGTGATAAAGTTATATATTTATCATCATATGCCAACAGGCACCAAATTATCAATAAGAAATAATAAAATGTTATTTAATGAGAGTGGTGTATTTCAATATACAGCAAGAAGACTAATGAGAAGTACCGAAAATGATTTGAATATTATATTTAATCCAATAATGTATGCATGTGATACATATTTAAAAGATGAATTAAAAGAAAAATATTGTGAATTATTTGAGACAGCGGCAATATCATTCGACAAATTAAGAGACACATACATAGGAAGTAATATTGTAAGCACAATAGATAGTTTACAAACGAACATGCAAACATTTTTGAATAATGATAATTACAATATACAAAACATAATATCAAATGTGGACGATACAAAACATATAATGAAATTTCAAATGTATTCAAGTATAGGAAAATTATGGAACGAAGACAAATTAAGTATATTATTTTGTTATTTGAGAGAGTTTAAAAGCACAGAATGTGAAGAAAAAAAAACAAGCATTTTACGAGCATTATCTGCATTCATGAATCACATTGATTTATGTACAAGGATGGTAATAGATTCATTAGGGTAAATTTAATTATTTTTATAAATGTAAATGTTTGAGTAATAAATATAAGATATAAATGGATAATTAAAATATATGAGATAATATATATATGGATAATTTCACAGACGAAGACATAGTATTATTTATAAGAAAATATGTGAATGATGTTTCACAAAATCCGTTACGTAATCAAAAAATACCTTTATATGTACAATATTTAACGGCAAAAAAACATTTTAGAGATAATAATATTGATGAGGATGTATATTTTAAAAAGAGATTGGATATAACTCAGGATGATTTATTAGAAATACATAAATTAATAGATAAAATAAAAAAAGGAAAAGATTTAACAAAAAGTTCATCAAGATATGGAGTAAGTGGAAATTTAACCACAGGAGCAACACAAGAATATTCACAATTTGATGAGAATGAAAATTATGAGAATAAAGGGTTTGAATTAATGAATGAAGTACAAGGAGCAATGGATTCATATTATAAGAAAATGAAAAAGGTAAAAAATAGTAGAAATTTTAGAACACAAAATGAAAGTTATCAATTAAATAGAGCTGAACAATTAAATAGAGTTGGATCTGTGCAGGACGTGCCAACACCAAATTATGGAAATAATATAACAAATGAATATGACAATACACAAAGTAGATATTATGGAGAAGGAGAAACTTCACAAAGACCAAATATTGATTTTAGTGTTCAAGCATTTGCAAGAGATGAATTAGTTGGTATGGGAACAACTGGTATAATACAAAAATTGGATAAATTAAATTCAATACTGGATGACAATAACTTGATCACAAATGATTTTGATACTGAATTTAAAAGAGCTCATCCTAAATTAGCTTGTAACAAAAAGAATGGAATTGTTAATCATATTTCAAATGAAACGTTACCGGAAAAAGATATAAATCAAACTAGATTTTGGCAAGATCAAGCAATTATGAACGATAGAGGATCAACAAGAAAAGGAGCATTAAAGAATAAAAATTCATTCGAACATCAATTTGATTATCTTGGATCAAATTATAATCATGTCGAGGATCCAAGATTAATTGGTACATCATCGAGATCAGATAATCGTTCGATGATGAAAAAATAAAAATATTTTTTATTAAACTTATTTTATAAAAAATAGCAATTATTAATCAAATATATTATGATCTAAATGCATCATGAAGAGATTCTGGATAATTTTTAAAATAATAACCTGAAAATAGGTCAGAGTAAAATTTATTTACGGTCGTTTCAACACAAAATATCAAGTGTAATATCATTCCTAAAAGAAATAATATTAATAATGTATTAAAAAAATTTGTGTTAAATCCGGTTGATATTAAATAAGCACCAATAATAGTCATTAATACATCAACAATAGCAATACCACAAACATGAAAATGAACACCTTTTCCTGGTTCACCGAGTAAATTTTTATATTGACAAAAAAACATACTTGTATATATATATTACACAAAAAATTATATAAAAATTGATATTTTTTATTAAATTATCAAAAATAGAAATACCATGAAGAATATATCAATTACAAATCATAAACAAATACATAAATTATTAAATGATGAAGAATACAGAGAAAATATTAATATGGTGTCAATATTAAATAAATTATTAAAATATCATAAAAATATTGAAAAATATGCAAATGATTCACATAATAAAATTGAAATTGATAAAAATATTAAAATTACATGTTATTGTAATCTAAGTGGTAATTGCGATCATAAACGTCAGTATTGTAGCGAAGATATAAAAGATGGAAAAACTATTTTTGTATTAGATCCATATGCGTGTAAAAATATAAAATACATAGAAAACAGTAAGTTTATCAATAATATTGAGTTATCTGATTGTAATAATATAGTTGACGTTGGAAATATATTCAAATTAAAAAAATTAACATTAATAGACAACAAAGACACATATTGCGGAAATTGTTTATTTGGAAAAAATAAAATTCCAAATGGAATACATTTATTGAAGTATTTGGAAAAAATAGAGTTACCTGAGATTTATTATAATAAAATAAAAAAAAATATTGATAAATTAAAAAAAATAAATAAAAAAATAAAAATAGAATTTACAAATAAATCAAAAATTAAAGTTTTAAATTGGGATCCTTTATCATATTATACCAATTATAAATATTATAATTTTACATGGAAAACAGAATATGATTCTGAATATAACTCTGAAAATGATCAAAAGTATGATGAATATAATAATAAAAATGAACATTACAATAAAAAAAATATTAACAAAATAAAAAAAATAAATAAAAAATTAAAAATTGCATTTGTAAATAAAAAAATAAAAAAAATAAATAAAAAATAAAAAATAAATAATTAAATAATTAAATATTTAATGATATGAGAAAAAGTTTAAATTTAAACACCACACATTTTTTTACAACCGTCTAAATTAGGAATGCCTGAATCTTTTTTAGATTTGGGGTTATACAAACAAACTTCATTAATATTAGTTCTAGTATTTTTCCAAGTATCAGAATCAGCTAAATCTTCTTTATCAATAGTATTACAAACCATACATTGAGGATATTTATTAGTAAATTCTTTAGTTAATTGCATTCGTTTACCATCGGTTCGATAACAAATATCATCTTTATCGATATTAAATGAAGAATTATCAGTTACAATATCACCGGGATTATAATGATTTTTGAATGTTTTTGCTTCATCAATAATTTTTTCAAGTTGTTGAGGACTATTAATTACACGATATTTTTTAAGATTCATTTGAGGATAACCATCAGAATCGAATTTTTTACTAATAAAGTGTTTACCTTTTTTGCCACTGAATGATTGTTCGTCAAGTTTATCAAAATTAGAAGATATATAATAAGCTCTAGCTTGTTCCTTAATTTTATCTTCAAGTTTTGATTTAGATAAATTCAATTCTTTATTTTTAATTTTTAATTGATTAATTTTTTGTTTGAAATTTTGTTTTTTTTCTTGTTCAGTTAAAATGTCTTCTGGCAACACATTAAAATCTTCATGGTCAGAAAATTTTAATTTTTTTTTTTATCCATAACTTCAAATTGGTCAATATCAAATCCACCAGAACTTAAATTTTCCAATTGATTTGCGGTCATAATGTTAAATCCGTCTATTTGGTCAGATACTTCAAAATTCTCGCGTCCATCTTGACGATCTTCTCTACGATCTTCTCTACGATCTTCTCTACGACCTTCTCTGTCATCAGAATTAAATCCTTCATCATCATCTTCATCGCGTCTGTGTTTAATTTCACGTTTTACTTTAATAAGAGTTTTTTTTTCATCACGAGTTAAATCATCTTCATCAATGTCATCAAGTTTATGTTTAATTTTGAGTAATTGTTTCATGCTTAAACCAGTTGAATCAATATTTTCATGTTTGTGTGCTTTTACCAAATCTCTTATTTGTTTTTTGTCAAGATCATGATTGGAAGCGATTTTGTGTACAACATGAGTGGCAGTATCAACGTCCATATTTTCGGTTCTGTATTTTCGGATAAGAGCTCTAACTTGTTGTTCAGATAATTGTGCATCAGATGCGTTGGTAGCAATTGTTGCAATTTGTTGATTACTTAGATCAATATTTTGATCGGCAGCATAGGATCTAATATAATTACCAGCATTATCCATATTTTCATGTTTGTATTTATGAATGAGTGCTTTAACTTGATCTTCCGTTAGATGATCTTCAGAACTTTTTTTAATAATAAAAGCGAGTTGTTCATGAGAAAGATCAATATGTTGACTCGCAGCATAATGTTTAATAAAATCATCACCATTAGTCATATGTTCATATTGTCCATCATTAAATTTCATTTGAAATTGTTGAGGAGACATTGTTCCATTGCTTGAATTTAATATAGATCCAAATCCTTCAGCCTGAGTACCGGATGCGAAAAAATTATTGTAAAGTTTATAAAGAATGATACATACAACAACAACAATAAGAATTAAAATAATAACTTTAGATACAGTTGACTCGGTGTCATCACCATCAACGCCACCGAAAAGATTAGATTGTATATTTGAAATACCAAATTTTTCAAAGATTCCTTGAATATCCATTTATAATAAATAAATATATAAAAAATAAATTATTGTTTTTTAATTTATAATAGTATTTACAAAAGTTAAATATAACTATATATTTTTATACGTTATAATTGAATATTTTTGTATTTTATAATTGAATATTTTTGTATTTTATAATTGAATATTTTTATTATATAAAATTATATATATATATCTATGTCTTACGCTACACAAGGTTCTTCTAATCTTTCTATATATGACTGTTGTGCATATTCTCAATACTTGGAACAAAATGTTGGGCCGTTATATCATCAAATGTATTTTGGTGCCCAAGAAAATTGTTCAAAATGCATCGATAAAAAAGCATGGTTTAAACAAGACTCTGAAATTGTCGATATCGAATCTGATTTAAGTAACAGAACAAGACCTCTCACAAGATGTGATTCATACAAATATAATCCTAATTGTAAGGCTGGTCCCAATTGTATTAGTACTTTTGATCCCAACGCTCCTAAAATATTATCACCAAGTTTGTGTCCTATTGTTTATAATAATATTCCAGTAACAACATCTGTTGGATATAAAATACCTTCCACTGATATTTGTCGTGGTAAAAAGGAATATACCGAAGTTGATGATGTTAACACTTATGAAGACTATATGAACACTAACAGAAAAGTTCTTGATGATACTAATGACGATGAAAATGTATATTCATTCATGAACACATGCTCAAACAAACCTCTTTACCAAGGTAAACAAGAAAATGTTTCACCCTATTATTTGAATACTTACCGATCTAAATCAATTAAAAGAAATGTAGGTAAAGGTGTACCAGCACCAAAAAATGCTGGAATTGCTTTAGATGAAAAAAGTGGCCAACAAATGAGACAAGTTGGAATGAGACCCATACCAACAAAAGGAAAAATGGAACACAGAGTAAAAAAACAAGAAGTAGTTGGATATGATTCTGAGTATGAGTCAGAATATGAGTCAGAATCTGAGTATTAAATTAATTTTAATTTTAATTAACATAAAATAATTATAACATCAACAAATGATATTATAATTAAAAATATTTACACAAGTTCAATTATTTATTATTTGTTTATTTTAATATATGAATCCTGTGTACAATATCAGAATAATTAATAAATTTAAATTAGAAAGTAATTTGGATATAAAAAAGTTTGTCGGGGCAATTAAAACGTTACAAACACATAATTCATTTATAAAATTTATAAAAAATAATAAAAATATTGCAAACATTAAAGAAAATTATACATCTGAAAATATATACATTAGTACAAACAATAAAACATTATGCATTAATTTTAATCATTTGCATTATGATGGATATTCAATATATCATGTCATAGATGTAATTAATAAATTATATGAAGGAGAAATTGAAAAATATATTTTTAAAAAAATATGTTCACAATTCAACAATATTGAATATTATTTAAATTTTTTAAAAATGGCATATAATTCAACTATTTATAATTTATATAATTTTATAATGTTATCACAAAACACAAAAATGATTTATATCAACAAAAATAAAGTATCCAATTGTACTAATGTCGAAATTATACAATATATTTGTAAAAAACTAAAAATAAAAGAATATTGCTTAATTGTGAACTTAAGAAAATTATTTCCAAAATACAATAACAAACTGGGAAATTTAATTTACATTACAGATAATATAAATACAAAAGAAAACCCCAGAGATATAATATTGAGAGATCATAATAAATCAGTTGATGAATTAATGAAAAAAATTATTCCTCAGTCGACAATAATTAATTCATTTTTAGGTTTTAATAAATTAAAAAATATAAAACATTATGATATTATTCAAAATAATCACTGTGGTAACATGATAACTATCTTTCCTATAAATTTTAATAATGATTATATTGCTGTTGAATATAGGCACAAATAGTATAAATATATAAACATAATTTAATGAAAACATTGTGCATTTATATTGATTCAAATAATATTTATTATAAAATTGCATTTTGTATAATTTTAAGATATTATTTTGAAAAAAATAAATATTTTAATAGTTATAAAATTTCAATTACATCTTGTCTGAAAAATATTGATAATAAATCAATAGTTATACCAATTGGTGTTGAATGTAATTATAAATTATTTAAAAATAAATACACTTCAGATATAAATAAAATATTTGATGATAAAATTTTATTTTATAAATATCTAGAAAATAATAATGTGCTTGATAAAGTTAAATTAATTAAAACTTATAATAATTACAAGAATGTAAATTTCAAGCGGATTTTTTGTATTAAACCTCGCAACAGTCATGGTTCAAATGATATTAATATTGTTGATGATTATATCAAAAATATTTATAAAAAATATGATAAAAATATATATCAAATACAAGAATTTATTAATATAAAAAATATTTATGCTGTTAATTGCTCATGTGTTGATGGTAAAATAATAAATTTAATGACTGCAACATACAAGGAACTGAATTATAATAAAAAAAATAATGTAATATTTAAGAATTATATTGAATTTGAATCGATTGAAAATTCGGTAAAAAATATATTAAAAATATCAAATTATTGCGGATTTATTGAATTTGAATTTATAATAGACACAAATGATGTGTATTATATAATGGAATGTAATCCACGAATAAGTGGATTTATATACAAAAAAGAATATATAAAATATGTGATTGTGCCATATATTAAATATTGTGATGGACAGTTATATAAAAATAATAATAAATTAAATAAAAATGGTAATTTTGGAGAAATATATTTAAACATCATAAAAATTATTATATTACTTGTAATCGAAATAATTAAAAATAAGTTAAATATATTTATGAAATAAAAAATTGATTTTTTAAAATTATGATATTTATTAAAATATTATAAATTATTTGTCATTATGGCAACACAAACTAATGATTGGATGACAGCAATTTCAAATGAATTCACAAATAAGGAAATTAAAAATAAAAAAATTATAAAAAACAATCAAGCAATTGAGTCTTATTTAATGTTTGAAGAAGATTATTTATCAATAAAAATCGCAATGAAAGATAAATTAGTTGATTATTCAAGGCAATGTAAATGCATTAAAATTACAGAATGGTATAATAATGATGGAAAACATGATGGTGAAATAATATTTAAAGACAATAAAAAAATTAAATTAATGTTTAGTTTTCTTGATATAAAAATTTTAAGAGAAATACCACATTATGAAAAATATGCAATTAATAAAAATGAAACATCTTATTTTTTTATTTAAAATGAATAAAAATTAATTATTTATTCATTGTAATTATTTAAAATAAAAATTAAACATATAAATAATTGAAGAAAAATATGCAATTAATAAAAATGAAACATCTTATTTTTTTATTTAAAATGAATAAAAATTGATTATTTATTCATTGTAATTATTTAAAATAAAAATTAAACATATAAATAATGGAAGAAGAATATGCTAAAAAATCATTGTTACATAAATCATATAATATTGTGAGAACCGTTTATAATAATCTTAATTTTTTAAGACAAATTGCTCCTATCGTATTAGAAAATAATCCAGACAATGATAATGTAATTGATGTGTCAAATGATAATAATTACAATTTTAAAAGTGAGAATAAAGGATTATATGTAATAATACATGGATTAAATGGTACGACATGTACATTAGGACAAGTGATATCTAAAGTTATAAAAAAAAGAAATCTTGAATATGACGTTGTTGTGCCAAAAGTACCACAAAGAGGAAATTGTTCATTAAAAGATGCATCAAATCCAATATATAAGTTAATTATTAATTATATATCAAATTATCCAAAAAAGCCAATACATATAATTTCAACTTCAAATGGTTGTCGTATTGCCAGTTTTATAGAAACGCGTCTAAGAAATATTGATGTTGATATAAAAATGACATCACTTGCTGGAGCATATGGAGGGTCACGAATAGTTGAAAAAAATTCACAAATATTATCGTTGGTTTTACACAAAGATATAATAACTGATTTAAAATTGAATTCAACAGTAAATAATAAATTAAAAAAAGATATGTTAAAACCAATAATGTTAGGATCGCGACATTATGAATTTTATGGAACGGCAAATGATTGGTTTATTCCAAATATAAATGATTGTTTTCCAAAAGTAAATGCAACAAATGTAATTTATCATGAATTAGTTGAGGGTGTAGATCATGTGAGTTTAGGATTTTACAAACATGAAGAAATAATAGATAATTCAATTGAATGGATGAAAATGATACATAACAATAAATAATATTAATATAAATTATAAAAAAAATAAACATTAATTACTAAAAATTATTATATAATTATATTTTTCTAACACTTTATTATATAATGAATAATTTAGCACAAAAATATTTAGCATATCAAACTGATTGCAAAGATTGTGGTTCTGAATCATGCGAAACAGCTTATGATAATAAAATAATTCCATCTAATTCTAACAAAATATGTACTAACAGCGGATTTAATTTTGGAATATCATCTGGTTTGGCATATGACGATGCTCATATGGCGGATGAAACAATTCAAAGTACTGGTCCAATGCTTTCAAACATGGATCCCAATAGAATTAAAAATTGTAGTCAATGTTTGTCTTTAAATGGACCCAGAGCAAGTCACAATGGATGGGGTGATTCAATTGCGGTTGATAATCCAGGCGTGGCTCCAGCACAACAGTTAACTGACATTGAATCAATTTTAAAAAATTTAAATCTTAAAAACAGTAAAACTAAAAAGGGAGGTGTAAATCCAGTTGATGTGTTCAAGTTTGAAACTTATGATGCAACTCTGTGTAACCGAGATTTGGATCCTCTTGATACTCTTCAAACATATCCTAAACAACTTTACAGAGAAATGTCAATAAATAGATTTTATGACTTGAATAAAAATCCTCAGGAAAACATATATTATTCGTGGACTGAAAATTCTCAATTGACAGCCAAAGATAATTACGAAAGCCCTTATCCTTACACAAGCAAAACTGACGGCACTCTTCCAACTTCAATTAAAGGAAAATCAAGACCATACAAAACTGTTTGTAAAGAAAATTGCAATGTTAAAGTTATGGGTCACAATGAAGATAGTGAATCAGAATCAGAAGGTGATTATTATACAGATGAAGAAGGGTCATCTGATGAAGAAAATTAAATAAAAGCTTGATTAAAACGTATTTTATTAAAATATTGTTATTTATAATTATGTATTAAATAACAATAATATAACATTATTATATTATGAGTGATAATAGTGTGTCTCTAATTAATGAATTAAATATATTAGTAACAATGCCAATATATTGGTTACTCGGAATAATAATTATGTTTATGATATTGGTAAATAGTTTATCATTAATGAATTTATTAATATTTGTTATTATTTACGTGGTTATAACAAGACTACATTTATATACTGATTTGTCAAGTTCAAAATTAGAATCTTCAAATAATGAAAATTAATGATATTATAAAAATTTAATAAAAATTTAATAAAAATTGAATAAATAATTAATAAAAATTATTAATTAATTATATCTACTTTCATAATGAGTATTACAGACAAACACATTGAGCTATTTATTAGGTATTCTAAAATACCTATTCCAATCAATGATCCAAAACACATTGAGTATTATATTGATTTATTTGATGAATACTACAGTTCCAAAGTAAAATTCGATGTATTTAAAAAATGTTGTTTTGCTTATGATTCACTTGACGATTATAAAAGAATAATGAGAGAAAAAAATGACAAAATTATTGCAACATATAAACCTGAAGGTGAAAAATATAAATTAATTGCTAAATTTAAAGATTTTAATTTTGAAAATAAATTTGGTAAAATTAAAAATAAAGTTTTACTTGATAAATCTTTAAAAAAAAGGCATTTATATTGAAGATAATGCAAATAATAACGAATGGTTTGTATCAATTGATTTAAAAAGTGCAAATTTTTTAACTATTGTTAATTATGATAATGATATTTTTAATGGATTTGATAATTGGTATGATTTTATGATTGATCAAGGCTGTGATGAATTTATTGCATCAAGTAAACAATTCAGAGAAGTATTTTTTGGAGAAATAAAAACATGTAAAAAATCACATGGAATTTACAAACATTATTTAGATGATGTTTACGAATTTATTAAAGAAAAATATGAATATACTGATGATGATGTTATGTGCATTTCTGATGACGAAATTGTATTAAAATATAAAGATTCTCTTTGTGCAGAAGAAATAAAAACACAATTTCCAAATATGTTTAATGTTGATATATTCACATTAGAAAAACAAATTGCAAAATATCCATATTATATAAAACATGTAAAACATGAAGATAAAATTAAGCGAGTAATAAAATGTGTACCAAAAAAAATTATTGCACAATTTATAAAATTAATAAAAAATGAAAAAATTGTTGACAATGATTTAAAATTTATTGATGAAAAACAAATTGCAAAATATGAAAATCCGTTATTTCATTATATAAGTTCAATCAATACTGAAAAGTTAAAGACGTTAAGAGTAATTTTGAAATAATGATCGATTGTATTGATAAATTAACAACAATTATATTATATGCGGCTATTATTGCACATATTATAACAATTCTTAAAATAATATTAATTAAAAATTGAACATTTATATACATATAAATATTAATAAATATAACAATGATAACAATTTATCAGCATAATAATATACCTGACAAAACATGTATAATAAATCAGAAAAAGATATTAGATGATTATAATAAAATATTTAACGATTATAATTTTAAAATAAAAAAAAATAGTAAAATTATTATGGAAATAAAAGAATTAAATTTTACACCAGACATTGACTTACAACAAATAATATCACTTATTCCGACAGATTGTATTACAATTGTGAATATTACATATAATAAAAATATTGATAATAAAAAAATAATAAAAAAATTAAATTATGACAAATTGACATATAATTCAATAATATTTGTATTGGATGATATAATTGACAGATTGATATTTAGTTTTTATTTTGATAGAAAGTTTTTAATTATTTCGAATACATTAAAGGAAGTATTAATAGGAAATATTTTTTATGAAGAAAATCAAAAACTTCCGGATTGTGTTGAAAAATTAACAATAAAAAACTTATCAATACGTGAACGTAAAAGATGCATATATAATTATGACCCGTATTATAATTACAACTATTTTACACCCAACTTAATTAAAAAAATCAACAAATACAATGTGGAAATAAATTATTTACCAAAATCATTAAAAATTCTTAATGTGGGTGACAATTACAATAAAATGTTTGGAGATAAAGTGTTGGTTGACACAATAGAAAATATAACACTTGGAGATGATTTTAATCAATATATAAATAAATATCCGAAAAATTTAAAAAGCATAACATTTGGTAATAACTTTACTAAATTAATTGAAACCCTTCCAACAACGTTAGAAAGATTGGTGATTGGAAATTATAATCCAAATGAGATTAAACATTTATCATCATTAAAACATTTAGAATTATTCAATATTCACCGTAAATTTTGTAATTTTCCCAACAAGTTAGTTTGCTTGTCAATTAGTTCATTTAATGAAAGACATTGTCATGATGAAATTAAAATATCACATATGATATCATTAAAATATTTAAATATTAATACTAAAATTAAAAACAAACAAAAATTATTAAATAATTTACCACAAAAGCTTGAAAAATTAGAAATTTCAATAACAAAATGTAATGTAAATAATTTACCAAATACGTTAAAATATATAAATTATAAACATGCTAACAAAAATACAAATTTATATTATTTACCAAATTCAATAATAAAAACAAATTTGTATGGTTGTAATTTGTTGTTTAGTAAAAAGAAGAACAAAATGAACAAAATGAACAAAACAAACGTGAAAAAAATAGAAACAATAAACTTAAATAATTTCAAAGAATATATGGAAAGCAAGAATAAACATGTACATATTATGAATAATGCGATTTCAATTAATAACATAAGCGCTGATATTTTAGAAGAATATTTTATAAAAACGGACAAAAAATATTTGACAAAATATTCAAAATATTTAAATTGTCCAAATTCAATAAATATGTAAATAATTGTTGACATTAAATTTTTTATAAATAAATATAATCTGATTGATAATTAAATAACATGGATGTTGCATTAATAAGTTGTGGTCTTGGGTTATTAGGATATTTAGTAAATAAACAAGACAAAAAGTTTAACGTTAGTGATTTTTATGATAAAAAATTTGAGAATAAAGACACAGTTAAAATAAAAAAATACAATACAAGTAAGAGTGATATATACATAAATAATACATTAAAACAATTAAATGCACCATATGATACAAAAAAATACAATTATTTTACAGATGGACTTAAACCGGATACAAAATTAGTAAATAATGTGTGGAGAATATTGAACGATAAAGAAAGAAATAAAAAAATTGACAATGATGTTAATAGCACGATTAATAAAGATTTAATCAATCTAAAAAATATAAAACATAATAATATAGAATCAATGATGAATGTTTATGATAATTCTAATGATTTAGAAAATGATGACAATATGACATATAGTGATGACGACAGTGTTTTTTCAGATGATTTTTCGTTTGGTCAAGGTTCTAAACCGACTCAAAATATACAGGCATTGCAAGATAAACAATATATGAAGAGTGCACAAGCAAGACAAATTCAACAAAAATATAATGATGATTACATAAGTGAATCAGATGCAGAAAGTTATGAAAATAGTTCATATGAGACAGATGAAAATATAAATACAAGAGTATTAAATAAACAGGAACGATTTATGGATGATGTGGCAACAAGTTTATCTGGTGAATTTCAAGTTGATTCAAATGATAGACGAGAAAGCCCCGTTGAAGGATTTGGAAGTCAATTTGACGAACTTAAATTTGATCATGAAGGAATTCCAGGAACAATGCCTCCCGATAGAAAAATGTTAAAAACGTTTAATGAAAATATGAATGTTATACCTGAAAGTGAATTTAATGCGGATTGTGATGGAAGATATGGAGTTACAGGCGATATGACACATGGTAATATGGTACCATTTTTTAAATCGACAACATATGGATTTAATCCATCAAGAGATAAACAGATGGAAAATTTTGCGACAAGAAACATTGAATTATTCACAGGATCAGACCAAAATCCACAATTTAAACATAAACAAGAAGTTGAAAAATTATTTCCACAAGAAATTGGTAAAGTTGAATCAGTTACTGGAATGCCTAATTTTAGTGATTATTTTGAATCAAGATATATTCCATCTCAAACAAGAAATGGTGAGCTTGCAGTGCAACCAATAAGAACAGCGCCTGGATTAAATTTAGGTTATAATCAAACTGGAAATAATACTGATATGTATCGTGCACTTCCTAAAACAGTTGATCAAATGAGAACGATGAATAATCCAAAAATATCATACGAAACTCCAGTTGTACCTGGTCAAAAGGGTAATAAAGAAAGAGTAATTGGTAAAATGGTACAACAAGGACCAGATAGATATTATTATAATTCACCGGATGCAATGTTACCACAGGTTGGTGAATACGAAGCACCAGCAATGTATGGAAAATACATTGTAAATCCAACAAATCGTTCGATGAATCCAGATAATAATTATGTGGGACCAACAAGTTCAGAAGTATCAAAAAGTACACCAGAACATTTACAAGGACAATTTAAAAATCCATTTAAGAAAGCAACTGAAACGGCAGGACCAAGAAATGTTCAACAAGATAATAGAGGTCAAATAATCAACCAAGAATCATGGACACCGAATGAGACCGGAAGACAAACTATAAATTATGGAGATAAATATATTGGATCAGCCGCAAATAATAAAACTCAAGGATATTTATTAAATAATGAGAATGCAATTCCAGAACTAACAAATAGAAATATGACACAAGATACTCAAATTACAAATATGAAAGGAAATCATGGAGCACTTCCATTAGTAAATTTGTTAAATATGATACCAGACACGACAAAAAAAGAAATATTATTGGAGGATAATGGAAGAAAAAATTTGACAAATATATCAAATTCAATAAAAGGGTATTTATTTAATTCAATTAATGCTATTCCTGACGAAACTTTAAGATCAATTTTAACAGAAAAGGTAATTTTAACAAATACAAAAGGAAATTCAGAAAGAGGATATTTATTTAATAATACAAATAATATTACTGATCCAAATATGAGAAATATGAGTGAAGATACTATTGTTCCAGGAAATTTATCAAATCATGAAAAATCATATTTATTCAATTATATTGACAATATTCCAGATGTTAATCTCAGAAATATTATTAACACTATTTATTCAAGTGGAGGATTAAATTTTAAGGGAAATCATGATCAATCTTATCTTGTGGATTATGACAATGCTGTTCCAGAAACAACAATGAGGGAGCTTACTGAAAATGTTGTCAATTTAACAAATGTAAGTGGACCAATGGAAAAGGGATATTTAATAAATTATGTTAATTCTATTCCTGATACAACAATGAAAGAATTAACTGAACATAATCTTGCCTTAGGATCAATGACTCCAATACAAAGTAAAGGATATTTAATCAATTATATTAATTCTATTCCTGACACAACTCTAAGAGAAATGACTGAAACAAACAATAATTTATTAAATGTTAAAGGCAATCACATGCAAGAATATATGTTTAATTATGACAATGGAGTTCCAGAACAAACATTACGTAATCTTGTTGAAAATATATCACAATTAGGAAATTTTAGTGGAAATCATTCGAGTGGATATTTGATAAATTATATTAATTCAATTCCTGATGCAACTCTGAGAGAAATGACTGAACATACAACAAATATTACAAATATTAATCCAATGAAAATGAAAGGATATTTAATTAATTATGTTAACTCTGTTCCTGATGCAACTCTTAGAGAAATGACTGAAAATACACAAAATATTGTCGGTACTAAAGGCAATCACAATAAAACTGCAATGTTTAATTATGAAAATGGTATTCCAGACCCAACAATTAGAAATCAAACTGAAAATACAAAAAATATAACTGGAACTAAAGGAAATCAAAATAAAAGTGCAATGTTTAATTATGAAAATGGTATTCCAGATCCAACAATTCGAAGTCAAACCGAAAATAAAAAGAATCTTACTGGTGTTGGAAGTGCATATTATAAAAAAGAATATTTATTTAATTATGAGAATGGTATTCCAGATGCAACAATAAGAAGTCAAACAGAAAATCAAAAGAATATAACTGGTCAGAAAGGACAAGGAACGCAAAATAGATCAAGATTAGATTATAGTAATGCTATTCTAAATACAGAAAAAGAAGTAATTGCTAAAGGAAGAGCACCAGTTGCAGTAAAAAATAATTTTGGACCAACAACACTATTCAAACAATACACATTTAATGATGATAATGTATCAGAAAATAGGACTTATGGTAGCACAAGACAAGAAGGAAGTATAAAAAATGAGTTATATTCGTTTACCGGTGGATTTTAAATATAAATTTATAATTCAAATAAAAAATGAATTTATAATAATAATTATATAATTATTATAAGTTAATATGGTAAAATTTACGATTGTAAATGATAATTATCCAACACATTTCAGATTAACAGGAATAAATAATTATAAATTAAGGTACGATAACAATTTTATTGAAACGCGAGAAAATTATATATATTACTCGGATCAATTTGAAGAAATGATTGAAAGCTATAAAAATACTAAAAATATCACATTAATGAATGAAACCCAAATTGTTGAATTTTTTGATCTTAATAAAAAGAATTTAACGGATCTTGGAACTGGAATCATTGGTTATTGGTAATAAATACTAAAATGTTATTTGAGGATTTGAAAACTTCAAATTAATACCTGATGATGAATTTTTTTCACTAAATACTCCATTTTTTAGCATATCCAAACAAACGTGTTATCATTATTAATAAAATTTGTGTTAATGTATCCGTTAAAATTATCAGATGTTAATTTATTTTTGAAAATATTAAATTCTTTTAATGAAAATTTACTTTTTATCATTAAATTTTCTTTTGCAAAAAAACTATGAGCTTTGCATTTTATCGCAATTGACATTACTATTTTTTCACAAAGTACATACATCTTAACATAATCATTAAGTTTATTTACGTTACTTTCTTTAAAAAATACATAACTTTTGACATCAACAACGGTTGTGTTGAAAATTTTTATGGTATCATTAAAATCAGTGTGAGGGTCATAATTTTCAAAGTCACGATGACTCTTGTAAAAATTACTTTCATTTTCATGAGTTATTTTTGCACTCCAATGAACACTACGTAATTCAGTGAGTCTTTTTTTTGATGGTCCATTTCCCATAATGTTATTAATAACTTTTTAAATTATTTACTCTTTTATGTAATTTACTTCTAATTTTTTCTAAATGTTTAAAATGCATTGCTTTAGCTCTTGGTATAATATGCATTAGTTTTGCATCGCCTGTTAAAATTAATATTTGTTTGCAAATTGGTGAATTTTTATATTTTTTTCATAATTTTCCATTTGTTTTCATCCCATAATCTTAGTTGTTCTTCATTTAAAATTAATAATTTTCTATTTTTTCTAGCCATTTCGCCATTACCAAGACCTAATTCAGTACCAGAATTTATTGTGAATTGAAAATAAATATCATTATTAATATCTTTAAATTTTTGTGCTTGAAAGCAATGTTCAATTGTGTTCCAGTTGTGATTATCATATTTGAATATTTCTTTATGAAAATTTGATAAATGCTTTCTCCAATTTTTTATTTTTGATAATTCATTGTAATTTAATTTATTTTCAACAAATTCATGTTTACCATCACCTGGAAATACATCTTTTGATTTTGAATAAAAGTTTAATATATCATTTGACATTATTATATGTATATTATTTATATAATTATATCAATTTTTTGTTTAGCTCATTATTATATAATTTAAGTAAAAATAAAATTGTATTTTTGACAAACATTATTAAAAATTTAAAAGTATTATTTTATTTAAGTGATATTTAATATTTTTTTTTGAAAATATGTTAAAATATTTATATCATAATTCCGGTCTATTGTTTTATTATTTGTATTATTATTATAAGCCGGTGGAGGAATATTTTTAATGAAATTTTTTGTTTGTTCTTGTGTGTATTGTATATTTAAGGGAACATTTGGTATATATGACATATAAATAACTTCCCTTGTATCGAATCCTGTTAATTGTTTACATGTTGAATGAGGTAATCGATTATCCCACAAAATCAATGATCCAGCAGGTGCATTAATAGCACAACAACTCTTTTGTAACTTAGTGTATGATTTATCACCCATTCTAAAAAATTCCCCTTGAGTTTCATGTTTATGAATATCTTTTGAAAAAAAGTCATCAAATATGTTATGAAATCCTTTAACAACTTTTAATCCGCCAGATTCATTACCGTAATGATCTGTCAATGTAATCATTCCTTGAATTGGTCGATATTTTTTAATATTTGTCAGTCCATCTGCACCGGTAGCCAGACAAAGTCTGCAACCTTACCGCACAGCGGTCTAGGGTCTTCTATCTAAATGTAAATCCAAACCACCTTCTTCTCGAATACAGTCGGGCAATCTCCAACAAATTCTATCAATGTAAGGAATAATATCATCATGATGTCCAAAAGGAAATTCATGAATAACATTATTAATTAATTCTTTCCAAGTTTCGTACATAATTTCGTTAATATGTAAATTTAGTTTAAAATGAGCATAAAATATGTTAGATATTTCACTTTTAATTCTAACGGTATTATTTGGATTGTCAATACCATTAATAATATTTTCATGATTTACACCATATTTTAATAATTCGTTATGTAATGAATTTCTAGAATTTAGAATTTCATCATCATTTAATACATTTTCGATACAAACATAACCATTTTCTAAAAAAAAATCAATGTGTTCTTTGGTTAATAGAGACATATTATAATATATTATTAATATAATTTTATCACAAAATATTAATCAAATTTTTATATATTGTAGAAATATTCGCGAATAATGTACAACATAGCATCAGCCAAATCATCTTTCTTTTTTCTTATTAAAAATTGACCAACTTTGGAAGACATTGACTTGTCAACATTACATATTTTAAAAACGAATTGTCTAATAATATCTTCAGCAAATGTTTTTCTTTTACCATATTCTAAAAATGTGTCAATTGATGATTTTACACCCAATGTATGATACATATCTTTAATAAAATTTGTGTTTGTTTTAGTGATAGCATTAATAAAATTTACTTTACCAATAATTCCGGGATATTGACGTTTTTTCATTTGGAAATACATATATATTAATACAGACACACTTTTCATATTTTGTCTTAGAGTTGGTTGATTTTCAATTAATATTCTTAATTTTTTAACTTTGGATATTTTTTTGGTTGTGGTATTATATTCGTAACCATAAATAATTCTTTGAAATAATTGATCAAATTTGGCAATTAATTTTACGGATGTGTCATCAAGAGAATCGCCAAATATGTCATTATTTTTAATTTTGTATAAATTTTTAATATCGGCGATTTTATATTCATCCAAATCTTTTACAGAATTTAATATTGAAGGGTCATCAAATTTGATATTTTTTTTTTCTAATTGAAAAAGTTTATTTTTAATTTGAGTATTTTTTTTTCGTTTAGAATTATTTTCATTTCTGAGAATTTTTGCATGACTTTTACAATATCCACAAATATTATCAACATCTTTATGATCATCTTTATTGTTTGTGTCATTTTTCAAAACATAATCCAAGCAATTTTTATTACAAATTGCTCTTTTATTTTTAATTTGTTTGCATTTTAGACTAACATGATGTATATCAAAAACATCCCACTCTAATATTTTAAAATTTGACAAATTCATTTTAATTTTTTTATCAGGATTTAAAATATTGTTTGTTTTTTCATATTTACAAAGAGAATATGCCAAATTTTTTGTACCAACATCAAAACTTAAAGTGTAGTGATCCTCAACCATAATATTAAATTAAATATAATATTTCTTTATATTCAACGCAATTTAATATATTAATTGAACAATGGCAGCAACATTTCTATATAATATTAATAAAATTAAATAAAACTATTTAAAAAAATAGTTAAATAAAAATTGATTATAACAAGATATATAAAAAGTATATATGTCAATAACATCACAAATCAATGAGTTAAATTCTGAATTTAAGAATTTTCCGAAAAATTTAAAAATAACCACAGCAACAATAACATGTAAAGTTCCAAGTGTAATATTTAACATAGAAAATATTGGATTATATTTCAATGACTTTAATGACATTTTAGTTGGAAAAAAATATGGAAATAGAAAAGAAAAAAAGGCAGAAAAGCCAAAAAGTATTATACAAATTAATATTGAAGATAATAATAAAATAACTATGATAAATAGTTTAACAATTAATAAAGAGAATGAAAATATAACTCTGAATGATAAAAATATAATTTTAGAAATGCATAATGAAAATGTTGAAGAAGATAATAAAAATATAATAATGAGTGATAAAAATATAACAGTGAACAATAAAAATATAATAATTGAATCAGACAATAATGAAAATATAATGTTAGAGAATGAAGAAAATATAATATTGGAGAATGAAAAAAATATAATGTTAGAGAATGAAGAAAATATAATGTCAAAGAGTGAAAAAAATATAATGTTAGAGAATGAAGAAAATGTAATGTTAGAGAATGAAGAAGAGTTAGAAAAGAAACCGAGAAAAAAACGGAAATTGAAGAAAGTAGTAGAAAAAAAAAGTAAAGGAAAGGGAAATAATTTTTACAATCAAGTATCATTAATATTTAGGACATCAAAATTGATGGGAATTAAAGATGAAAATATATCAAAAAAAGACATGGATAAAAATATAAATGTAAAATTGTTTATCAATGGATCAATTCATATGACTGGATGTAAACATTTCAGTAATATAACAAAAGTGTTAGAAATAATATTTGAAAAAATAGTAAAAGTCAAGTCATATTACGACAAAAAAGATGAATGTTTTAAAACGGTTAGGTTTGTAAATTCATATGATCAAGCAGAGGTAAAGAAAAAAAAGGAAGAATATCAACATTTAAATAAAAATATAAATCAAGATAAATTTTTAACAAAAATTTATGAAGAATTAACACTGGGTAACATTGATAAATTATCACTTGACAACGTAAAAAAATTTAAAATTGGTATGATAAATACAAATTTCAATATTGGATTTAAAATAAACAGAGAGGTGTTGTGCAAAAAAATGGATGAAAGTAATATTAGTGTAAATTTTGAGTCAATATCACATGCGAGTGTGGATTCGAACATAATTATTCCACAATTAAAGAAAAAAATAAGTATTTTTGTGTTTGAAAGTGGATCAATAACAATTGCTGGATCAAAATCATATGACCAAATAAAATATGGATTTGAGTTTATAAATAAATTTATATTGGAAAATTATTTTAAATTATTCGTAAAGCAAATAACACCAGTGGTATTACTTGATATAATTAAAAACATGGAAAAATAAATATATTTTAATGTGATGTATTAATTATATAAATTATGTGGCAGATTCAATTTTATTTTTATAGCTTTGTTCTACATTTTTGTTTGACTCATTATTAAAAACCGTTTCTAAATTTCCAGCCATTGGGATCATTAACGGCACATTATCAAAATGTTGACAGTTAATCATTTTTGCTTTTAAATTATATTCATTTGTATCTTGATTTCCAATTCCAAATTTTTTCAGTCGATATCTTGGATCAGGAGCGGCAGTAATTTTAATATCCAATGGATCATTAATTTTATTTTCATTGATGATTAAAAACATTTTTTTTAATAAAGAGTCTCTTGTTTTTGTCATAGAGTCTTTGAGCATTAGATTATATCCTGCTGCACAATTAAAACTATGAAAAAACCCAGGCCTCACATAAAATTTTCCGTCAGAATATATTTCTGGTAAATACACTGGACATGTATTGAATATTTCAGTACAATGCCAACACGCAACATTTTCTTTTTTTAATAAAATTTTTTCATCATTTTCGATATTGTATATTTCAAAATTTATAGGAACTGTTTCAATAACGGATGAATACATTGGAGTTATTTTTTCAATATATTCATTTTTATTTGTTAGTTCCTTATTTAATATTTTTAATAATTTCATTGATTTTATCATTTTATAATATAAAGCTTCATCCATAATTACTTTACCATTTTCTGACCCATCAGTTTCATTAGTTTGATTGTCAATTTTTAAAACATTGTGAAATTCTTCAGAATCAATATCACTATCATCGGTTTGTTTTTTTTTTTTATTTTTTTTATCTTTTTTATCTTTTTTATCTTTTTTATCTTTTTTATCTACTATTTTTGAATCTAATTCTTCGTCACTTTTTAATTTATTTGACATTAATAATTTTTTTTCTTTTTTTAATATTTGTATGTCACTTTCAGAACAATTATCACTATCGTCGGACTCATTATTTGCAACGATATTATTCAAAGATGAATTATTTTTATATTTTTTAGAGTCAGCAATGACTTCATTTATTTCATCTTTGGTTAATTTTAAATGTATAATAATTTCTTCATCTTCATCACTTTCATTTAATGAAATATTTTTAACTTTTGTGACTGGCTCAACCTGAGAATTCTTTTTTGGACGTCCTCGTTTTCGCTTACTATTATCTGAATTTATATTATTAACATTAAGTAACTTTAATATGTCATCTTTTCCAACGTTGGAGTCAGCGTCTTTTTCCATTATATATATTTAATTATTATATCTTTAATTTATTTTTCACACTGTCTGATTATTTTTTTATACTGTTTATTTACATTTTTCAATTTTTTTGATATTATGCATCAATAAATATGGGGTTTTTTTTCTTATATGATCGTTTTGAATAAGTTGATTTATTCATTGATCCATCATTTTTTTTTTGATAAATTTTTTTTTTTGATAATTTTTCAATTTCATGTTTACTAAATGTATTTTTACTTTCATTTTCATCATCACCTACACTTTCATCAATGGTTGAATTATTTGATTGTTGGGTTGAATTGTTTGATTGTTGAGTTGAATTGTTTGATTGTTGAGTTGAATTGTTTGATTGTTGATTTGAATTATTAGTAGAAATAGAACTTTCATAAGTATTAGATTCTTCGCTTGATGTGTCGACAGATATTTGAGATTTTGACGTTCTTTTTTTAACATTTTTTGCCGGCTTCTTATAAACATTTTTATTTAATAATTCGTCATCATTATTTATTTTTGTTTTAATAGTTTTACTCATTGAGGATAGTTGATTATTAATATTTTGTCTTCGTTCATTATCTACATTTTGTTTAGCATTGTTGTTATTTATATTATCATATACTAATCCATTTTGATTTTGATTATTTAAATTATTTAAATTATTTTGTTGTTGTTGTTGTTGTTGCTGTTGCATTTGTTGTTGTATTTGTTGTTGCATTTGTTGTGCATGTTGTGTTTGTTGCATATATGATTGATTTTGTTGTTGAAGTTCATTCATTTTTTGTTGTAATTGTTGTAATTGCATAGCTTGTTGATTTAATTGTTGAGATGGTTGAGATGGTTGAGATGGTTGAGATGGTTGATGTTGTTGATTATTTAAATTTTTATTGGTCATCATTTTTTTAGCATTTTCAAATTTTTCAAATGCTTTTTGAGTGTTTTCTTGTTTATTATCAACAACATCATTAGTTTTATTTTGAAATTCTCTCATATCATTCATGTGTTTAGCGACTTGATCATGTTCTCTAACCATTTTTTTCTTAAAATCACTTTCACTGTTGATAATGCGGTCATTTAATTCCTGTGCTTTTCGAACATCATGTCGAACATTGGCATTACCGTTCATTCCCATAGAATTATTTGTTCTTTCGTTAATAAGTTGTCTTTCTTGATTATTATTATTAACATGATATTTGAGGGCACTTGTTCCTAACATGAACATTAATTTAATTTCAGGACGAATACCATTTCCAGAAATATTGTATAATTCATAAATTTCACCAAATACTTCATAATATTCATTAATATCAGCATTGATTTGTTTGGACCAATCAGTTAATTTTAATTTGAATGGATTATATTCTTCATTAAGAATTTCAAGTCCCCAAACACAATTAAGTAAAATACTTGATGTCCAATTAATAAAATTTGTTTTTTCTTTAACATCTTTATGAAGTTTATATTCATATTTCATTGTAAAATAATCAGAATTAATATTATAATTTTGTGTTAATTCAACACCAATAGTTGACAAATATCCCAATTTTTTTAACATATCGAGTCTTTTAAGCATTTTTGCACCATCAGAGAGATCATTATAATTATCATAAGATTCATCTAATGCCTGAGAACCTTTTTTTTTTTTATTGCGATCATCATCATCATCATTATCATCATCATCATCGTCATCTTTATTTTTAGAATATTTAAAAGAATCCTCAAAAACATTTCGGTTTGAGGTGTCAGATTTGGTGTTTTTATCACTATTAGCATCAGATTTAGTATTTTTATCATCTTCATCAATAGTGTAATCGTTCAAGTCATCAGAGTTATTATCGTATTCCTCATCGATTTTTTGGTAAAGTTTTCGTTCTCTAGGAGAAACAAGTTTTGTGGAATCCTGTAAATAATTAACCATATAGTCGGTGGAATAACTTACTTTTTTACAATGTATATTTTTATCACTCATTGTATCAGACATATATATAAAATTAACAAACTATATTTTAAATATAAACCTATAATGTTTAAATCATATATTTAATAAAAAAATAAATTTATAATATTTATTTAAAAAATACATAAAAAATACACACGCAAATTATAATGATAAAAATTACAAAAAGTCACGACATTATAAAAATGTGATACATATTATTATTTATTATATTATTTGCATAAAAATATATAAATAGATTTTTAATGAAATATATAATATTTTAATTTATGTTGCATAATTATATATCCATAAAGGATGTCATTTAGTAATTTTAATGATGCTTTAAGTTCTAATAATTATTGTAATCCAAATGAGATTGGTATTGACTATGAAACATTTAAAGATGCAGGCAATGTTAATTTTCAATTGCCATTAGATACAAGTTTTCATGATTTTAATATCCAAAAATCAGTGGATAAAATAGACACATTTAATGATAGTAATTTTACACCTCAGCGTTCTAAATTAACACATAAGGAATGTGTTAATATTTATAAAAATCCAGATATGTGTTCAGAGGCTAAAATTTCGAGTGCATTAAAACATGTAATTAAATGTGATATGTGTAGAAAAGAGATAAAAAAAACGTCACATAATGAAAAAATAATAAAACCACAGAATGACAATAGATCAAATAAATCAAATAGATCAATACATGATTTGGATGATTTAGACATTGATGAAAGTACTGATTATAAAATAAGAACAATTGATAAAATAAACAAATTATCAAATGCGAACAGGAGTATATTGAAAACAAATAATGAAAATAACACAAGAGAAAATAATACAAGAGAAAATAAATATGGAAAATATGAATATGATGAAGATATAAAAATAGAGAAAAAAATAAAAGAAAATTTTTTAAAATATCAAAATGCGATGCTTAAAGAGAAAATTGAAAATACACAAAAATCAAATGAAGAGCATATTGAAAATAATAAAAAAATAGAGAAATTAATAAAAGCAATGAATTATAATATTTCTCAGAGTGCAAAACTAAATAATTTATTGACAAATTATTTGGAAAAAAACAACGACGCATCTTTGAATGTAAAAAATACAGACATGCAAATTAATTCATTGACAAGTTATAACATACTTATATATTGTTCAATAATAATAATAATATTGCTTGTGATGGATATTGTGTTTAGAATTGTGTTTACAAATCGTTAACATTTTCCCATGATATAAAAATTTTAATTTCTGAAATAACTTCAGTATAAAATCCGACACTGTCAAGTTTTTTTTTAATATATTCAAGACATTCAAGTGATGAATATTTTTCGTAACCATATTGAAATAAATCGATGGTAAAAATTAAATTATCATTAAGTGAGTCAACACCACCATCAATATTTTTAAGACATTTTGTATAAATTGAATCATATAAAGTGAATAATTTATCGACATCTTTTTTTTTGTTATTTTTAATTTTATTTATTAAAAAATCATTGCTTATAAAATTTTCAAACATATTATTTTTAACAAGATTTCTGACATTTAAACATTCTTCTTTTTTATTATTTGAATCTCTTAATTTTTTATTGGGTGCAAAAATATTGTTTATGTTTATTTTATTCATATAATAATATACCAATATAATATTATAATATTATAATATGGATAAAATACCATTATATGAAAGTAAACGAAAAAAAATATTAGTTATTGGTGGTGGTGGATTAAAAGGATTTGCTGCACTGGGAGCATGCTCATATTTATATGAAAATAATATTTCAACATTTAGTAAAATATTTTGCGGAACATCAATTGGTGGAATTGTGTGTGCATTATTAGCAATAGAATTCAAACCAGACGTAATTTACAAATTATTATGTAATATTAATTTTGAAAATGTTGTAAAGCCAAATTATGATAAGTTTTTCTTTGAACCAGGTCACTATGGATTTTCTTCAGTAAGTAATATTATTGATATAGTGACGATATGCTTTGAACAAAAAAATTTTACAAAGGATTTAACATTTAAAGAATTATTTGAAAAAACTGGAAAAAAACTTATTATTACAGGGACGTGTGTTAACAAATATTGTGTTGAATATTTTTCAATTGACACACATCCAAATCAAAAAATCATTGAAGCACTTCAAATAACAATATCAATTCCAGTAATTATTGAACCTCACAAAATGTTAGAAAATAAAACAGAAAATTATTGGGTTGATGGAGGAGTTATGGATAATTATCCTATACAATTATTTAATGACGAATTGGATGACACGATTGGGATATACATGCACGATGAAATTGATGATAATGTATCAATTGATGGATTTGATGAATATTTCATGGCATTACTTAAATGTTTTTGGAAAGGATCAAATTTTTATAAAGTAGAAAATTATAAAAAACAAACAATTGTGATAACATGTAATTTAAAACAAGAAACATATTTTAATATATCTCAAGATGATAAATTAAAAATGTACGAAATAGGATACACTTCTGCCAAAAATTTTTATTCATAAAAATCGTGTATATCCCCTAAATTATTTTTTAAATTTAAATTTAAATTTTTTTCTATTTTGTCATTTGCATTTGCTTTAACTAAATCTTTAAATTTACTGTTTGAACAAGAAGAAGATATTTCATATTTTTTCATAACAATTCCATATTCTTTAGCTGCTGCTAATTCACTTTTACTTTTTCTTTTTATAACATTAGAAACATTACTATTTCTGTGTTTTTTTGGAGCAGATTCGCCGTCAAATAGCAATTCATCAATATCTTTTCTTTCATTTATCAAATTTGTAATATCATTTTCTTTAATATTGACATCTTGTTTTTCATGTTTGGCTTTATTTGTTTTTTTAATAAATGATTTGACTTCATTTAAATTTTGTTCAATGTCGGTCGAATGTACATTAAATTCTCCGTCAGTGTTTGAAATGTCGTTAATATTATTTAATTCGTCAATATTTTCCCCGACAGCACCATATAAATCATTTTCGAATGGATTTTTATAATTTTGAAAGAAATTTAAATTATCAGTGTATTGTTCACCGTCATCAACAAGATTCATTATAGATTTATGTTTTTTTAAATTTTGTTCAATTTGATCGTCAATTTCATTTTCTACATTTCTTCTATTTTGCATTAATATTTCAAGATCATCCTCAGTTACTTTTTTTTCAATTCCTTTATTAGAATTCCATTCTGTGAATTCATCCCCATCAATTGTATTAATAAATGCAGAGAGATTTACTTTATCATCGTTATGTTGTTCACCATAAAAGGAATAAAAAGAACTATTAATATCATTCATATCTTCATTGACAAACGAAAATCCCATATCATTTGGATTATTTATTTCATTAAGAGTCATAAAATTATTATTTACAAGCTGTTGATTATTCGTTTTATTTTTAGGATTCTTATATTTATAAAATTCAAATAAATCACTGACAGTATATTTTTCTTGTCCAGGTAATAAATTATCGTTCATGTCGTCAAGTAAATTGTGTAACGTTTTATTTGATTCTTCATTTTCTGCATTTTTTCTATCATATTCAAGATCATCAATTTTGTCAGTCATGTCTTCAGTTGACATTATCTGACCGTCAACAATTTGTTTATTTTCTTCCTGAATTGATAAAATTACGTCATTGTATAATTTTTCAATTTCTTCTTCGGAAAGATCCTTTTTATTATCATCAATATATTCATCATGATCATTTTTTAGTCTTAACATTTCATCTGCATTAAATGCATCTGTATTTTTTTTAAGATAATATACGTCATATTCTTTTTTAGTTTCTTCATTTGATAATAACTCATATGCCTCATTAACTTTTCTAAATAAAGCTTCTGATCCACCTTCATGATCAGGATGATATTTTTTAACAAGTACAATATAAGCCTGCTTGATATCTTCCTTAGAAACATCGGATTCAATATTTAAAGTATCGTAATAATCTACAAAAATTTCACTGTCATAAAAATCGAGCTTTGACATTATTTATATTTTAAATATGACGAGAATTTTTAAATTGTTTTTTAATTCACCTATATTAAATCAAATTTTCAGAATAGAAAATTAAATAATTAAATAATTAAATAATTAAATTACATATTTTTTATAGTATTTTCGATATTTTGTACAGAAATTTCACCATTTAATTTGGTGTGATTATTGTCTTTGATAATTACACATGTTGGAATAAATTCTATGTTATATTTAGAAAATTTATCACTATCACTTTCAGGAACAATTTCGTATTCGTAGCCTTTTGACTCTGCAAATTGTTTTACTTTTTGATGCATATTTTTTTTATATGTAACACAATGACCACATCCAGATGATAAAAACATTAAAATATTAATTTTACTATTATGGGAATCTTGGAATGATTCTTTGTTAATTAGACATTTGGTGTTAAACAAATAATACAGCACTGCCAAAACGGCAATTACAACAACAATTAATAAAAACATAGTATGATATAATATATAAAGATAAAAATATAGTTATATTTTTTTATATACGATTATATATATAATTCTTATGAGTGAAGAAGATGATACAAGTAAAAAAAGTGCTCAAAATACAACATCGTATGATTTGTATATTATTTCAAAGGGACAATTATATAAAAAAACAACGGATGGATACATAAAAATAAATTCTGAAGAAATGAAAGGATTTGCAAATTTTTCCAATGATGAAGAAATTTGTGAATTTTTAAAAAATGTATGCAAAGGTTTAAATTATAACACTGAAAATATGGTTGGAGGCTCAAATCTTGAATTTAGTGATGATAAAAAAATATCAATAACAGATGAGACAAATCCGCTTGCAATATTAAAAATATTAAAATGTATCGGTTTTAAGACATATAAAGTAAATGGAATTAAATATATTCAATCATGTGAACAATGGGATGAATTATATAAAAATAAAACAAATGAATCAAGTATGGGTGAAGAAAATAAAACTAAAAGAAAAAATTTACTTGATTTTTTGGGAGGATGCGTTGAATTTATAAATAGAAATTTAGGATTGTTGAATGATTTTAGTAAATTACTTGAAGTCACTGGTGATGAAAAAGTTACAATTTCTGGAGAATTACAAGTAATAAGAAACACTCTCCAAAATGAAATATGCGACAAATTAAAAAACATAATTGATGATAATAATACCGTAAAATTAGAAAATGTTGATACTGGTGAACTTGGAAATGGGGCAGAAGCGATTGTTTCATTTATTAAAATGATGAGAACAAATAATTCGGCAGCATCAACACCAATTCAAAATGGTGGGTTTTATAAAAATGAAATATTTAATAATAAATGTGGGGATCGATTTTCTGGCTTGCTTGAAAACATATCTGGTGCAATAGATCAAAAACACACACGTGAATTAAAAAAAAATATTACTAATTTAAAAAGAAACACAACATTATTAAATAATCAAATTAATAAAATGGTCGGAGGAAAAAATTGTGATGATATTGATTTTAAAAATCTTGATAAAAAAATACAAGACCATGTTGACAAAACAACTGCAATGAGCTTTGCATTTTTTGAATTATTAAAATTAAGTAAAGAAAATGGTTTAGATCCAGAAAATGATGGAGAATTTATTAAAATGCCTGACGAAGAAGGACAAGTTCTATAATTAGTAAGAGTCTGTGAATATTGTTCCGGATACACCATTTGTAAAAGTCAAATAATTATAAGTAACAGCATATGTTTTAAACAAATATTTATTATAATTATCGTCAATTTTATTAAAGCGAGTATTTAATTCAAGCGAATTAAATGCTGACGTATTTACAGAGCCAGATGGCTGGCCATTTTGAGTATATAAAGAAAAAGATTTCAATCCAAACCCAGAATTATTAACAGATTTTTTGTAATTATAAAATGGATTTATCAATGAATAAATATCCATTTCAAGCATTTCTTCTGTATTTGATGAATCATATGCACAATTTGCAGAATTAACAGTATTTTTTTGTTTAAAATTGAAAAAATATAGTCTAGGATTTATCGTTGTTGGATCAAAAAATAAAGTATTATAGTTAAAATTAAAATTTACATTTTCATTTGTAAAATATTTAACTTGTGCCATAAATATTAAATATTTACAACAATTTATTGATTTAATGTAATTTTTACTTGATAAATTATTGATGTTGGAGATTGATGTTTGATAGACCTGATCAATTAAATAATTTCGTTTTGAATTATAAAATTTTATTCTTTCATCATTGTCGATGTATATAAAATCACAAAGCACATATACATTTTTAAAAGATAAATTATAATTAAAATTAAAAAAATATTTACTTGAAGATTGTGTTGATGACGCATTATTTATATTTGCTGATGTTGGAATATAAATTGATCCACTATGCAATCCATAAATAACATATTTTTGAATTGAATTTAAAGCAAGGATTGTAGTTATTTGATTTAAATTAAGTGTCGTTGTGAAATCATTATCTGAAATTTTTTTGTAATATAAGTTGTATGAATTTACATCCATTGTCTTGTCATTGAATGCATTAATATCCAAACTGTCAAATTCGGCCCATGCATATCCTTGATGAGTGATTTGTAATAGTGGTTCTCCAAGAATTCCATTTCCATTGTAATTTTGTATACTTATATAGTTTGAGGGACTAAATGTACAGCAATTTTCCATTTTTTTGAATTGAATATTAAATTTTATGGTACTATATTCCATTTTAATTAACGGTAGTGTTTGTCCAGAATTTAAACAAAACCAAAAATTAAGTGGTATATTTAATCTGTATGATGGAATATCATCTTTTGTATTTGTGTATGTCACTAACTCCGGAACATTTCCAATATATTCATCAATTGGATTATTAAAATTTTCTGAATTTAATTCATTTAAACAATTATAAAACTCGCCCCAATGTTTAGTCACCGTTCTTCCTTCTATTTCAATTTCAATATATTCAAAAACCTCATAACCAATACTTTTAGCCCATTTAAATTTTAATTTTGGATCTGCATTATTATTAAAATCATAAATAGTCGGAATCTCAGGTAACTCAATTATTAGCCACATTTTATGTAATAAATCCGCATTTTTTGATATTTCAAGTGAATATTTGTTGCCAAATTTTAATGTGGTTTGAAACGATTGTTTAATTGTTTCAATTGCAAAATTAGAATATCTTCTATACAAAATTTTAAATAATGTTATTTGAGGCTCAAACGTTAAAAATAAATTTTCTTGCGAATATGCCACGAGAATTATTTCACCAGCTCCCATTAATTATATAATGATATAATTATATAATTATATCTTTTTATTTTTTTAGTTTTTGAATAATTATTTTATAAATAATAATCCAGACATTCCAGATTGATATCGAATGATATTATATTCATTTAATGCTAGACTAAGAGAAAATGTTATGTCATTGTATCCATATAATGTTTTGAGTATTTTTATATAATTTATGAATGATTTTTTGTCGAGCACAATTTTTATTGTAAAATATTTAAACATACTCATATTTAATGCCCCAGATGGTTGAGAATTATCTGGTTGTAATGAAAAACTGTTGCAATTATAATTTTTTTGTGTTTCTGGTGAAGTAGTATATTTATATAAATTTATCAAATTTGTAATTTTATCATAATTGTATTCTGAAAAGTTATTTACACTTGAAATTAACGCTCCATCAATATACAATTTGACTTGAGAAATAAAATTTCCAATATTTATTTTTTTATTTTCATAAATATCATATATTTTTGATTTATTTGTCGAATCCAGATTATTTGAAAAATTATTTGACAGGCTGTTGTTATTTATTATCAAATCTAGCGTCCAAATAATTCTCTCACATAAATTGTACAATTCAAAATTAAATGATATTGAAATTTCATTATCTGTTAAATTTAAAAATTTATCTATTTTATAATTAAGTGTTGCCTCAACGTAATTATGTGTGTTCATAATATTATCAATTTTATATTTAGTTTTTTTAATACGTTCATCTCTTTCAATAAATATATAATCAATGTCAAGTTTAAATGATTTGTTGTTAGAAGTTATTTGAGTTGTTGTTAGATTATTTTTAAATATTGTGTTTGAATTATTGTATATATTTAATTTTATATTTGAATATATCATGCCTATCAAAGGTATAACATTTGAAATTTCGTCATAGTAAAATTTGATCGGCAGTATGAAACTTTTTTTTGAAAATTTTTTAATATAAGGTCTGACATTTCCAGGAACAATAAAATCAGTATTATCAGTACCTATCATTTGTTTAAGTGCATATTTAGATTGTAAATTGACAATTAAATCATAAAAAATTTTGTACGCATAATTACTATATGAATCAATTGTTTCTGAGTCAAATAATAAATCTATGTGATCTATTGTATTTATAATACCATAATCATTAATATATCCACCCAATAAATCAATTGTGTAATTGATATAATTATTTTGAACACTATTGGAGTCAATAACAGAATTAATACTTTTATACATTTTCACAATATCGGATTTATTATGATCAGCAATTAATCCTATAAAATATTTCCATATATTAATTTTTTGATTTTGTGATAATAATGAATATGACGAGTCATCTTCAAGTATTGATGGTGTACTTATTCCATCATTATTTACTATTAAATTATTAAAAAAATCATTACAGATTTTAATATATTCCTCATTTGTGTAAATTTTAAAAGATATAATATTTAATTTTTCAAAAAAATCATCACATTGCGATGAACTCTTTAAAAAACAAACAATTTGTGTGTTGATGTAATTTGAATAAAAATATAATTCTTTAACTAATCTATCTAAATAAATAGTATTTCTTGTCATTGACCATGTTACAAAACATAAATAATAAAAAAATATAATAAGGCAATTATTTGTTAATTCTTTGTTGACGCCGTTAATTATTGGTGTAAAAATGGTAAAAAAATTTTTATCTTTTATAAACATGTCCTGTGAAAAATGAATTCCATTAACACCAGATTGAAATTCATTATTATTTTTTCCACCAAAACATAATGCAATTTCTGACAATTTTAAATTTACATTATCAAATAACATATTATAAAATGACATGACAAAAACATTATTATTCAAATACAGTTTTGTATTATGTTTGTAATCATCAAAAGAATTAACTAATATATTATTGAACATATTTGTTCCCAAAGAATGTTCGTCATTGATGTCATAATATTTAAACAATGTATTGTATATATTTTCAATGTATTTATTATTTGAATACAAATTGTTGTCACAGTCAATTTTTACATTATATTTTTTAAACTCAAGTATTGTATCGAGTTGTACATCTTTATAATAATTATTAATACTATTTTTAGGAATATGTGTTGAGTTTAAAAAATCAAGCTTTAGTGCAGTTATTGTGGATACATCAATTGTGTTATTTATTTTATCTAAAAAAACAAAGGTGTGTGTATTTGTGAGATAAATAATAATAATATCAGCAAATATTTGTTCACTGACATAAATAAATGGAATAAGTTTTTGTATTAAATTAAATAAAATATTCAGTGAAGTAATATTCTCTATTAAATATTTAAAATTTGTATTTTCAACCGCGTTATTTATTTCATTAAGATTGCAATAATACAAATTAAAAAATAATAAACTTGTTGTGAGATTTTCATTTTTATACACGTCATTTTTACTTAAAATACAAGGTCCCCAATAGTAATTAAATATTGAAAGTAATATTTTTTTTGCAAGTAAAAATTTTTGTTTTAAAAATTTTATTTTTTTTGTTTTTGTACACAAATTTGTTGACACGTATTTGTTGTTTTTAGCAATATTTGACATTGATTTAATATTATTTTTGCCTGCATCAATATTATTTATTAATTCACTTGAAATATTATACACGTCGTCATTGACAACATTTTCATTAGCAATATTTGTCATATCATTAAGAAATGATGTAAAATTTATATTTATATCAATTCCATATGGCAACTCAACATTAATTTTATTATTAATATTATCATAATTATGTTCGTCATGTTTATTTTTATCACAATTGGTAAATATTTCATTGATAAATTCATAATAATTATCGTTAATTTCACTGTCATTGATATTGTCATTTACAAAAATATTTTCAAATTTTGTAATTATATTTGTAATAAGTTTGTTCATTACTTTTTCTTTATTAAAATAATTATTCAAATATGAATATACAAAACTTTGAATAAATTCATCAGCAAAAATTATATTTTCAATATAATAATTATCAACATCATATATTAAATATTTAAATGTTATATTTTTGAAATATGACTTGTACAAATATTCCAATTGAACACTTTTACTATTAATACCAGTGTAAAATAAATAATTTTTAATATAAAGTGATATTCTATCATAAAATAATTTACTTTTAATTAAATTTAAAATTACATAATAATTATTCCCCACACTTTTATTTTGATTATTATTGTAAAATAAATTAATAAATTCAAATATTGATTTGGATGATAAGATGTCATTATTAAGCCCAAATTCATTTTCATCAAATAATATTTTATCATCAACATAAAAATTTTTAGAATAAACACCATTTACTAATTTTACAACAGAATTTTCAATGGTTTTTATTTTAAATCCAATATTGTAATAAATATTTGAATTTACCATATTTGGATTATTACTATCATTTAAAACATCAAAAAATACATAAAAATCATTATAAAAAGTATTTTCAAATGTTATTGTTGGAACATCAAATTCAATTTGAAAAAAGTTAAACACTTGATAAAAGTAAAGATCTGTAATATATTTATACATATTTGTGTAATTATTGAAATTTGAATTTTTAGAAAAATTGTTATAAATATTTTCAACACGATTGCTTGATACAGATTTATATTTATATGAGAAATTATGGACAACATAAATATTTATTAATTCATTAAATAAATCGATATAGTCATCACTAATCGTTGAATTTAATTCATTGTAACAATGAGAAATAAATGTTGAAAATATTTCACAAAACATTGATTGATATAATGATTTATTATTTTTTTTTAATATTGATATTGATGAAGTGTTCGTTAAAATTCGAACATAATAATAATATAATTTATTGTATATGTTCACATAATTATTTTCATAATTATAATAATTATATTTTTCGTCATAGTATTTATTTAATCTATTTTTATAAATAAAATCACAGTTCATGAAACTTACTGAATTATCAAAACTACTTGGATTAATAATGTTTTCGTTATTATATTTTATAGAATTTTTATACAAATAATTAATATTCACTGTTCTCGAATAATTAGTGTTGGTATTTGTATTTTGATCAAAGAAATTTGATTGTGAATCAGTTTTTGTATATAATCCTTTTTGATAATTCAGACTATTATTTAAATTTGTGTTTCCCATTTTTAAGGTAAATAATGAATAATTTATATCATTAATCTCAGTGTCATACTGAATATTGAAAAAATTCAAAATAATTGTCATTAAATTAAAAGATAAATTAAAATCAATAATATTTACTTTGTTTAAATTACTGTGATAATTATTAAAATCCATAGATTTAAATGTCAACAGTGATTCATCAAATGAATCACCAAATATAATATTTTTTAAAGAAAAGTTAAATTTGTTGTAAATATAATAACTAATTTGATATTTTTGTGTATTATTTTTATGTGTATCATAACTAAAAATACTATTAATACTGTTTACAAGATTAATGTAATTTATGTTATTTTTTCTATTATCACAAAATAATTTTGATTGATTGTCACTGATATTTTCATTATAAAATCCAATATAATTATTTATTAAATTTAAAAATATTTTATTTATGTTTATTTTTTGTTTAGTGTCATAAAGAATATTTATTATACTATTTTTTAAGTTTTCATTAATATTTTTATCTTTAAAATATAACTGAGGAACAGAAATATCATCATTATCAAGTGAATAAATATAATCAATAGAAAATAAAATACAGTCCGTATTTTCATCATACACGTTATCAAGAGAAATATCATAAATTTTTTCGTTAATATTAAACTCCAAATTTACATCAGTTGTATTTTTAATAAACTCTTTTTTCAAAAAAGAAGGTAATATTGATAATATAATAAAATTAAAATACAAAAATATAAATATTTTTTTCTTAATACTGTCATAATTAACAGTAACATTAATATTGAAATCATGCGAATTAGTAAATTCCAGTATATCAACAAATATTTGTCTTGGAGAATAATAATCATACAATGTTAAATATTCATACACTTGTTCAGAAATGAGATTTTTATGTAATAAAAAGAAATTTGATACAGGCATTTGTGATTCAAGTTTTAAATTTTGTATAAACGTAATGTCATTTACGGTACAATATTTAATAAATTGATTTAAATACCCAAGATAAGAATTTTCTTTATTATCATCTAATTCAATTTCACTTAAAATATTAATAATTTCTTCATTTTGAATAAATGCTTTATTGTCCATAAAGTTTTCATAATTAAATAGTTGAAACGATTGTTGATTTCGGTAAAGACCTGTGTCTTCGATATATATTTTTTCATATTTTAATAAAGAAAAAGAATCTTTATCCTTTATTGTCAAATAATTAAATAATTTAACAGTTTTGTATAAAGATGAAGACAATAAATTATTTTTTGTATTGAAATCAAGTTTTTTATTAATTATAACGAAATTACTACATAATAAATATATAATACTGTTCATCTGTGTCTCAAATAACATTGAATTATTAATATTGGTATTTAAATAATTAGAATAATAATCATTGATTGTGGTTGTTGTATTATTTTCAGAGGTATTATCAGAACCATTATTTATAATATTTTGTTGAATAAAAAATTTATTAAAAAAAAGAGAATAATAATTATTACTAAAATTATAAAAATTTTTTATTATTCCAAGTGATGCAATGCATATTTTATTTGAAAAACTATTTGAAATTATAATAGAAGCGTAAATATTATTTAATAATTTATGTATATTTTGAATATTAATAATGGAATTATTATAAAATGAATCCTTGTAAATATTATAATAATTGGTGATTGTGTCATTGGAATTGAGTTGAACACCAATAAGATTTGTCTTTGTATTTTGATAAAAAGTGTATATAATTTTATTATTTTTATCAAATAATTTTTCTGATATTAAATGCAAATTTTCTTTAGTATTTAAATTAATACATGAATATAAATTGTCGGAAATAATACCACTGTTGTTTTTATAATAATTGTCATAAATAATTTTATTTAAATGCATGTCAGGATGTATTTTTCCATTTAAATTACAATAAAAATTTTTATCATTAATTTTAATTGGTTCAGATGAATATTTATTTAATTGAAAAGTAAAAAAATCTATTTTAGTAAAATTGGAGTTATTTTTTAGTGTATTAATTGTGTTTGTAAGTATATTTATGTAAGTATTTTGTGAATATTTATTTATTAAAAAGTCGGAAAATAAAATTGTACAATCAGTATTTGTTTTAATGTAATTGTCAATGTCAATTTTCATACAATTTCCAATATAATAATATATATATATAATCACTGCACTGAGATTATAATATTTAAAATATACTGGAAATAAAATAAATGAAGGAATTGTTTCAAAATTGATTTTTACATTATTGTTATTATTAAAGAAATTAATTGATTTATTTACACACATAATTAGCTCATTGAATATATTTGGTGAAATGGTAAATGATGTAATAAAGTCATTGTCATTTACAATCGAAAATAAATAATGTAATAAATTTGTATAATGTGAATAGATAACGTCATTATGTGAATTAAATACTTGACTGTATGGAATATTAATATCATCAATTACCTTAATAATATTTTCGCGAGAATAAATATTTTTATATTTTAATGTGTTTTCTGTTAAAACAGTAACATTTAAAATATCTTCACTATTATTTAAAATCAATTTGCCAATGTTATAAATGTCGTTTGTTGTCTCAAATTTAAGTGAATTGATATTGTCAAATAAATTTCCGATATTAAAAATACTGTAATATGCATGGTATAAAACATTTTTATCTGATTCAATCATATTATCGTTTTTTGGTGTGTCTGATAAATTATATAAAGATTGAATCAATGCACTATATGAAAAAACTGACTTGTCAAACATTATGTTCATAGCTTTATTGACAGCAGTGTAATTATTAAACATGATTTTGTTTGTATTAAGAGTACTTAAAAATAAAATAATAATTATATCATCATAATTTTTTTTAGAATAATTTATATATTTTGTTGTATCATTTAAAAAAATATTATTATTTGAGTCAGCATTATTAATATTTAAAATTTTTAAAAAATAATATGATGAGTATAGCATTGTATAATTTTCGCCATTAACATAATTAATAAATGAATTATCTGAAAGAAAATCAATATTTCCATAACAACAAAAATTATTGTCAATTTTATAAATTTCATTAAATATTGCAGAAAAATCAAAATTATTATTATTAAGCTTTTTTCCTTCCATAAAATATTTAAGAAATGTTGTTAAAAAATTTAAAATAAATACTGACAACATAACAATGTCATCACTGGATGCATTATTTTCTTCAAATATATTTAATAAAATGCAAGAATACAACAGTCTGTAAAGGGGTGAATTTTGAAGAAAAATAAATTTTGATATTTTATCACTTTGTGTTGGTTCAAATAAATTATCGAATGAGTTATTAAATAAATATTTATTTGTATATGAATAAATATTTTTAATTAAGTGTTTAATCATAGTTGTTTTGTTGTTATAAACATTTGTCGAATTAGTCGTATCGTCTTCTAATACGTCAGTTGTTATCACAGAATCGTCAATAAATTGAATTGTTGCAATAATTGATGTAAAATTATCAATTATATCAACGTTTACATTTTTATAATATTGCATATAAGAAGTATAATAATTATTTACAACGGTGTTAAATTTAATATAACTTGGTGATAATACAAAATTATTAACCAGTTTATCATTTGGATTTGATTTATATTTTGCAAACAAATCATAAAAAACATTATTTTGAAATGTTAAAAAATTATCTGTGTAATATTTTTTGGTATATGTGAACATATATTCATGGTATGTTGTATCAGTATTATTTGATAAATTTAAATATAACAATCCTGACATGGGAAATATTGACGTTGACATATTTTGAGAATTAAATATTGATGTCATGCCACCATTATTTTCGTATAAATCATGTGACTTTTTATAAATAATATTTTTGGGTATTTTTATTGAAGAATAAATAATAAATTGAAAAATATTATCGGTGGTATTATTGTTATTACTATCTTGAGTACCATTTATTAACGTATTATTATTATTTTTGTAAAGATAATTGTTGTTGTAAAAATCATAATAATTTATCTGACTTATTTCACTATTCTCACTAATTTTATATATTGCTTCCAATGATGTCAATTTATTATTTGGTGATACAATATTTGATGAAAAATTATCAATACAATTTTTATAAAAATAATAATTTATGATGTGTGAAAAATCGCCAATTATTTGATTTGTTAGTGGACTATTCATGTTTGCATCAAAAATTTGGTATGATTTTTTAACATTGTGTGCATAAAATATTTTTAAAAGATCATTATTATTGAGGAGAAGTGGTCGTTCAATCATAATAATGTCTAGTATTTTTGTATATAATTTGTTAATATTGTTGTTATAATAATTTATATTTGTTAAATAATTAAAATTATCGGAATTAATAATTTTTAAAAAATTTGGTATTGTGGGAGAACTTTTATTGCATATAATTTCAATAATTAATTTAATGAGTAAATTTGTTGATGTTTTAAATGATGATAAATTTGTTGACGAAATAATCGTGGTTTCTTTATTAATTAAGAAATTATTAAAATTTTCAGTTGACAAATTTCCAAAATGTGCAGAGTTTTTCATAAGTGTTATTGTTATATCCACATTATTTGTGCCAATAAAAATATCCAAATAAACAATGTAATTTTTTGAAATTTTAAATAAATTCTCAATACTATCAATATATTTATTATAGTCTTCAATTTTATAAAAATACACGGATGATGAGTGTGATTTATTTTGTATCACATTGATTTTTAAAATATTAGTGTGTTCGACCAAATATTCTTTGATAGTTGAAAATATATATTTGTAATTTTCTGTTGATATATACAATCCATGTTTTTCAACATTCATTGTTTGTTTGTTATTTGAACTGATATTTGTCAAGTAACAATTCATAATATTTTTAATAAGTTCTGTTTGTTGTTTGTTAAAATTATATATTTTGATCGAAAAATTAAGTGTGTTAATATCAATGTGTAACAATTGTGTTTTATTATACTCAATGCTGTTCAAAATATAACCAACAGCAGGAATATTAAAAATATTATCAACGCCCCCACTATTATAAATAAAAGAATAAAAATTATAGTTTTTGTTAATATTATAAAAATAATCATTATTTTGAAGAAAAATGTGTTTTTCATTTTTTAATGTGTTTAAATAAAATTGTGGATTTGGATTATACTCACACAAAATTGAAAAATATATATTATTTTTGTATTCAAGATTAATTTTAATTTTTTCTATAATTTTGATGTCTTGTTTTATAAACGAAATTACTTTTATTGAATATGAATCATACAAGTCAACAATTTTCGTATTTAATGTGTTGTATAAATTCTCATAATTATGAAATAATTCAAAATAATGCTCGCTATAATCGACGTATAAATAATTTTTAAATAATAAATCTCCTGCTGACGGTATATTGAACGACACAAGTTTATTATTTTTTATAATATTTCCATCGACAATATAATTATTAATATAAAAATTAGTGTGCCTTCTATAATATATTTTAAAAAAAGTTATGTTGGGATTATTATTGAATATGTATTTTTCGTTACCAGCGAATATTAATTGAATAAATCCTACAGCCATTTGTATAGATTAATCATATAATATAATTATTATTTTAACTTATACGATTTGATGTTTCAAAATAATTATTTATTAATAATTGTAAGTGTATGCTAAACCAACTACTCCGCCCACAAATCTTAAAATATTATAGTTACTCGTACTGACAACTAAATTATATTTGTCGATATCATTTTTAAGTGATGGATTTAAAATTGTGATCAATGACACAATTGGTATTTTACCAAAATTTATTGATCCGGACGGTTGAAATTCAGTTGGATTTAAAGAAAATGAATATACGTTAGTATCTGACTCAATTGACAATGAATTGTAATAAATGTATGGGTGTAAAAATCTATAAAAATTAACATTTTCATTTGAAAATAATGCACCGTTAATACTAATTTGATTTTTAATAAATTTTGATTCATTATTTTTTTTATAAATATTGTCCGTAAAATTTTCAATGTTAATATTGTTATTATAATTTGAATTATTTTTTATTTCAATAAGTGACGACACAAATTTATTTAAATCAAATAAAAGATAAGAATTGTACAGAGTGTTGTAATAATAATTTTCTTCATTAATTTCTTGACTTGTAACAAAAATATCTTTATATTCAAATTTTTTTACTAAATTCCAAAATATTTCTTTGCAACAATGATAAAAATCTAGTTCATATGAACCTTTTAAAGTTAAATTGTCAAAAATAAGTTCTTGAGTCTGTGTTATTAAATATTCATGTGATGATTCTGCAAACTTTTTTGTTTCCAAATTATCAAGAAATATGTACTCACTTATCATGGTAATTTGCAATTTATTGTATTCGTTGTGATAATTTTCCAAAATATTTTTTAACAAATCATATTTTACATTTTCACTTAAAGTATCCATTTTAATATTTATACATTCTTCAAATTTTTTTGTGTAAAGTTTTATTTGAATTTGACTGTGATAATTGGCAGCCAATGGAAGCGATAATCCATAATTTTTGTTAAACCAAAATGGTATCACAAGATACAAAGTTTTTGAATTAAGATTAGTATTATAACTAATTTTTTTGCCTGTCATTTTTTCATAAATTGTTTTATTTTGATAATATAATTCTCCATAATTTTTAATATAACTCTCACTCAATGAGTTAATTTTGTTACTTCCGATAAAAAAATCTATTTTATTAAATAAATTAAGTGCCATATTTTCTTTCCATGATATTTTGAATAAATTTGACACTGATGTAATTAGCAACAATTTTTCAAATAAAAAATCATTTAAATCATCTAATATTCCCATGTTTTTGTAAATTGTTTGTTTAAATATATAAAAATTTAAAGTTTTTCTGTTCCAATCGTTATATACAAATTCCAGTTTACCATTGTTTACAGCAAATAACGCAGCATTGTAAAATGATGAAAGTGTTGATGAAAATTGAGCATTATTGAAAAAAGATGATATTGATATATAAAAATTATTATAGTCATTCAAATTTAAATAAGTTAACACATAATCACTAAAAGATGCAATATAATTAGTTTCATCATATTTATATTTTGTAAAAAAATTATTTACAATATTTTTAAGTTTATTAATAAAATAAAGGAATGAATTATAATATGAATAATATTTACTTGTATTTTCCTTTTCTATTTTTTTATTTATTTCATCAAAATCAACCTCTGGTAGCTCTATTTTTAAAATTAATTTTGATAATAATTGTCCCGTTTTGGGAATTGTTATTATAGATGTTGAGTCGAAATTAGTATCATTGTCAAATGCAAGCTGCTTTAATAATATACCAAAATTTGTATACCTTCTGTATATTATGTTAAAAAATGTTATTTCTGGATTACCTGTTAAAGTTAAATCCATTGTTCCATGAGTTACTATTTGAACAAGACCACCGCCCATAATTTAGTATATTAGGTTTATATAAATTAATTTTAAGATAAACGTATTTTATAAAAAATATGTTTAAATTTAAAAATGATGACAAAAATGATGAAAATTCAAAAACAAATATAATAAATAAATTATGTTTGGGTATTGATTTTGGAACAACCAATTCGTGCATCTCAATATGGCACAAAAATAAATCGATTCTTATTCCCGATATTGATGGTAACGACGTTATACCCACAGTTATTGAAATTAAAAATAATAAAAAAAAAATAGGAAAGGAAGCATATATTAGAAAAGATATATTTGATAATAAAGAAACCTTTTTGGTTTATGAAATTAAAAAAATTTTAGGAAAACAATATTCTGAATTAAAACAAAATTATATTGATATGCTTGGGTTTACTATTCAAACAAATGATGACGATGATATTTTCATTGTTGACGAAAATAATCATAAAAAATATAGGCCAGAAGAAATTGCAACACATCTATTTATTAGTTTCAAAACTAAATCTGAATTTTTTTTATCTAAATATTTTGAAGCCGATGTTGTAGTTAATGATATCGTATTATCTGTCCCTGCATTTTTTAATAAAAATCAACGAAGTTGTATTAAACAATGTGCTGAAAATGCCGGATTTAATATAAAAAGAATGATAAACGAACCAACTGCTGCCGCAATATGTTATGGTTTAGGTAAAATGGAAAAAAATTTAAATATTATGGTTTATGATTTTGGTGGTGGAACGCTAGATATAAGTATATTAAATATATCAGAATCGGTTTATAGTGTACTTGGCGTATGTGGAAATAGCAATTTAGGGGGTGTTGATTTTGATCAAGAAATTATGAATTATTGTATTAAAACGTTTATTAAAAATAATTATCTTGATAATGAACACTCGTCTGCATCAAAATATGAAAAAATTTTAGTTCCTAAAGAAATTGAAAGACAAGAAAATATTATTAATGAATTATTTGAAAAAATTACCAATGACAATCAACTTAATATACAAAAACTAAAATTTTTAGCTGAGCAGGCCAAAATTAAACTTTCAACTGTTTCAAGTGTAAAAATTGTTATTAATGATTTTTTTGACAACAAAGATTTAATTATTAATATCACTAAGGATGTTTTTTGTAACATTTGCAAAGAATTGATTTGGCTTTTTATTAATCCTCTTCGTGATATTCTTGAAACAAATTCAATTGATAAAAAAGATATTGATGAAATTATTATGGTTGGGGGTATGACTAAAGTTCCATTTGTTCGTCATAATGTAGAATTATTTTTTAATAAAAGTGTTAATTGTTCTATTAATCCAGATAATGTAGTCTCTATTGGTGCAGCAATACATGGATACATGATTAGTAATAATATTGATATTAATGATAAATTATTGCTCGTTGATCGAACAGCTCTGTCCATTGGAGTAGAAATATCTCAAGGTATTTTTGATACTGTCATTCCTCGCGGAAGTATGATTCCAATTAAAAAAATTAAAAAATATTCCACTGATGCCGATAATATTGAATTTATTAACATAAAAATATTTGAAGGAGAACGAAAATTTGTTAAAAATAATGTTATAATTGGTGACTTTAAATTGTCTGGGATTGAAAAACAAAAAAAAGGTATTCCAAGAATTTCTGTTGAATTTAGTGTTGATATTGATGGTATTATTACTGTCCGGGCTGAAGATTTAGAAAATACCATTAATAAAAATAGTATTTGTATCACAAACAATCGACAAAATTTATCCAAAGAAGAAATTGATGAAATCATAACAAATGCAAAGCTTATGGATGAAATTGACAAAATAGAAAAGAAAAAAAAAGAATCTTATGCTATACTTACAAATAATTCTCAGAGAATTTTAGACAACGTTTCATCTAATAATTTAAAAATACCAGAAAATATTAAAAATAATATTATTAATAATGTTAATGAAATTTTATCATGGCTAATTAATACTGACTATAATGATATATCTCTTGATAAATATAAAGAATTAATTAAAGATTATAAAATTAATTATTCAATTTATTTAATTATTAATGAAGAAAAAGTATTTAATGAACTTGATTCTGCTGAAAATGATACTGAAAATGGAGTCGAAATTATTGATTCTAATATAACTGAAAAATTTAAAGAAGAAATTAAATTTTTAAAAACAATTTTAAATGAATGTAACGATATTCATAAAGAACTTAATATTATTAAATTTATGAACACATCCGAAAAAAATAAACTTGGCAATTTTAATGAAAATAAATTTCAACAAATTGATAAATCATTCAATGAAGTTTATGATAAAATATCAAATGATGTTCTTATCAATATATTTATTAATGACGAAATTGAACGTGATGAATTAAATAATATAATCATTTCTGTTAATAAATTATATGAAACATTTAAAGTTGATTTTGATTTATTTAATGAAGAGTTTAATTTTATTAATAAATTAATTAAAAATATTGCCTCTAAAGAAGATGCTATACTTACTAATATTGAAACACATTTTCAACAAATTTCTTATTCTCATGATATATTACTTGCACAAATTCACTCTTTTAATTCTTTTATTATTGATAATAATTTATCCAATGACGATTTTGTTCATATTGATGAAGATGAAGATGAAGATGAAGATGATGATGAAAAAGAAGATCATGATATAAATATTAATGATTCCGATACACAAGATGTTAGCACAAAGAACATAAATATTGATACACACGATATTAACACAGAAGACATAAATATTGATACACACGATATTAACACAGAAGACATAAATATTGATACACAAGATGTTAGCACAGAAGACATAAATATTGACACACAAGATGTTAGCACCGAAGACATAAATATTGATACACAAGATATTAGCACAGAAGACATAAATATTGATACACAAGATATTAGCACCGAAGATATAAATATTGATACAAAAAATGTCAATATAGAAGAAATAAACATTGATATAGAAAATATTAATGTTGATATAGTAAAAGAAGTAAATATTGTGGGAATGATAAAAAAAATAAAAAGAGTGACTGATAAATATAAAATAATAAATGGTGACATTGATAAAAAGCAAAAAAACAACATAAGAATCTTGGTAAAAGATATAAAATTTAATGAGAATATTATTTTAGTAAAAAATGAAGAAATAAGAACAATGAATGAAAAGTTAAATATAATAAATAATATTGAAAGTAATATATATGCAATGAAATCGGATTTCATTGAGATAAAATTTGAAAAAATATCATATTTTTTAAAAATAATTGAAGAATTGTAAATGTGATAATTTTTATGATTTGTGATTTTTTTTATAAAAATCAAACAATTGTTTTAAATGTGAACTGTCAACATTACTAATATTAATATTCATTTTTTTAGATAAAATAAACGCAAGTTGAAAAAATTGATATTTAATATTTGCAACATAAAATGCAACAACAATAATAAATGAAATATTACAATCTTTTTCATAAATGAGCACACTTTTGTTATTTTTTAAATATTGATAAATTATTTGATTAATTTTATCAAAATCAATATTGTCATGATCCATATTTAAATCATGCATGGTAACATTATATGCATCACTATTATATATTTTATTTGATGAATTTGACGATAATGAAATTATGGCATTAATATTATTTTTATAATCTAAAATATTTTCAATACTAATGTCTTGATCATTTGTAACATAAATATTTGGTAGTGGATTAATTATTGTCATATAATTAAATAATATAATATAAATTATTTATATTTATAATTTTTCTGTACAAAAATTATAATAATTTTCAATAACATTTTGCATCATATTGACATAATTATTTAATTTGCCCTCAGTGTCTTTAAAATCATCATCATTTTTTTTATTAAGTTGATTTGCATACGACACTAATAAACTGATATTATCATTAACATTATTAAAAATATCACTATCATCAATATTGTTTTTATTTTTTTTTGAATTTTGTTTATTTGACATTTATATAAATAATAAACAAATAAAAATTTTAGTTTTAATTTTATATTTCGATTTTATATGTTTTTGAATTTTTTTCTGCACTTTTAGAGTTGAATGAATATTTATTTGTTGAGTTGTCACTTTTTGTATTTTCAGATATGCTACTTAATTTATTATTTTTATTATTTTTTTTTACTGTTTTTGTCATTTCATTGATTAAATTTGAATTTAAATTCGTGCTCGAATTTGTATTTGTATTTGATGTTTTTTTATCAATATCAATTGTGTCTTCAATGAATTTATTATTTTTATTTGTTGAATTAACATCACTAAATAATTCTTCAATCCTCTTTATTTTTTTTCCATTTTTTTGTATATTCATTCGATTATATAATTCAGATGATGTTACATTTTCACTTTCATCATCACTATCGTAGTCAATATCGTCACTATTATCACTATTATCACTATTGTCACTATTATCACTGTTGTCACTATTATCACTATTATCACTATTATCACTATTATCACTATTATCACTATTATCACTATTATCAGTACTATGATAACTAGTGTTGTCATCACTATTATCATTACTGTCATTATCACTATTATTTTTAATATTTTTAATATTTTTAGAATCTATTTCGTCAATTAATTTATCTTTTAAATTATTAATTTTGTTAATAGCATTATTATTTGTTGAAAGATCGCCTTTAATTTTAATAACATTTTTAAGCACAAGCAATGAGAATCGGTAAGTGAGAGATGAAAAAAACTTCGATATTTTCGGGGTGCTATATTTATTTTCGTATTGAAGACAATTTTTAAAAAGCCAAATAATTAATTGATAATAAAATAACAACATAATTTCAGCTTTTTCAGAATCATCGCTTGAGTCGACAGTAAAATTGTTTAATGTTTCATAAATAAAATTTTGAAGTTTAATCATAATATCAAGATCATTCGTCAAGATTGTATTAATAAAATTAAATTCGTAATTAAGCGTTAATTCATTTTTAGAAATTATAAAAATATATTTTTTAATGTTTATTCCAACGGAGCTGTTAATATTAAAAATATATTCAATTACATTATTGTTTGTGATAACACACTCAATATTATTATTATTCATGACAACATATGAATTATCATCTGGATTAAATATAATATTTTTTTCATTATGTTCATTTGAACTAAATTTAGGAGGCAAATTTAGTTGATTTGATAATATTTGAGTATTATTTTTAGGCTGTAAATTTAGTTGTCTGGAGAATACTTGTGCGTCATTATTTTTTTTAATTATTTCTTCATTATCAGAATAAAATTTATTATTATCATGTGTGCTTTTTTCAATTTCAATATAAGTGTTAGTGTTAATCATTTCTTTTTTAATATCTTTAAATTTATCAGATGAATGTGTGATGTTGTGTTTATTATTTGAGTTGTCTGATTTATCATGATGTGATCGATCTGACCGGTGATAATTTGAATTATTATAATGTTTATTATGTTCAGAATATTTATTATGTTCAGAATATTTATTATGTTCAGAATGTTTATTATGTTCAGAATGTTTATTATGTTCAGAATGTTTATCATGATTAGAATGATTAAAATTATCTGATACAAATGTGTTACTTGGGTTTGTGTTATGTTCTTTTTTACTATCACTAAGTGTATGTTTACTCTGTCCACCCATTAAATAATTATTATTGTGTTTTAATGATTTAGTATTAAGCATTATATTAATTATTTATAATAATTTTTTTTTTAAATAGTTAATAAAAAAAAATTTATTTTTTGTTTTTGTATTTAAAAAAATAAAAGTGATGACAGATAATATTTATTTGAATAAATATATTTTAAATAAATATTACAATATTGTAATATTTGTTAGTTATATGATTATTAAGAAAAAATTATTTAATATTATTTAATATTATTTAATATTATTTATTTATTCTTGTTCTTGTTCTTGTTGGTCAAGAATTTGCTTTGCTTTGGAAAGTCTGTTGTTAAATTTATATACAATATATTTTTCTTTACCATCAGCACCATTAATAGTTACTTCAACTGGAATATCAAGTTCTACTCTTTCGGCATCATAAGTGTATCTCTTTTGTTTACTACCTCTGGTGCATTCTTTAATTGAGAATTGAATTTTTGCACCACCATTTTGTAATCCTTCTTTTTTAACAACAGAAGAATATGCTTTATTAGCAGCTTGTTTTGGTTTTTTACCACTGTATCTTCCAATAATAATTCCATTATAATCAAGTTTGAAATATCTTAGACCAGTTTTTTCAACTATGGCGGCCTCCTCATCATTAGCAACTTCTACAACAACAACTGCTTCCTTCTTGGTGGCTTTAGTGGTCTTTGAAGTTTTTTGTTGTTCTACGACAGGTTCAGTGGTGGCATCAGCAACAGAAGTCTTCTTTTTTTTAGAAGAAGTTTGTTCAGGTTTAACTTCAGCAGCAACAGTTTTTGAAGATTTAGATTTTGACCCAGCCTTTTGTTCAGCAACTGGTTCAGACACAACAACAGATTTAGATTTTGTCTGATCAGAACTTTCCTTTTGAGATTTTGAATTTTTGGACTTGTCAACATTTTTAGTGTTTTCAGAAGTTTTGGATTCGGTGACTTTGACTTTTTTCTCGGTGGTTTTTTGGTTGTTACTTTTAGTACTCATATTTATAATGAGTATACTTTTTTAATGTTTAAATCATTTTCATTATTTTGTAATTTAAAACAATAATAATTATTTATAAATCATAATATATAAGTATTTTACTTGATGGACGAAAAAAACTTAAAAGCAATATTGGTCAAAGAAGAGTATGAGCACATAAGCACGATACTACACGAAATAGAAGAAAAAATAATCGTAAATTCAAGAATTTTATCTTATTCAAGAACAAGTGCGATGAAAATGTTGAATGATGTTTTAATAAAATTGAACAGTGAATATGGAAAAGAATTAAAAAAAATAAATATAAATGTAAATTTATTGTCATATTCATTATATTTAAACACAAACAATGATATTTCATCAGAAAATAGTTCAGTGGGATCATGTGATTACTCAGAAGAAGCATCAAATTATGATTCTTCAGATGATGATGACGACTGTTCAATTGTTAGTGAGAGCAGTGATTTAATTAAAAATAAAAAAGTTAAGAAAGAAAATAAAATTATTTATACAAACACTGAAGACATAGACATAACAGAATATCAAAAAAATAATGAAAATATGAAGGAATTAAAGAATAAAAATATGGATTACTTGAATGAAATAAGAGATTTAAAAATAAAGAGCGCAGGAAATAAAAACATGAATAAAAAAGAATTTAGTAAGTATAAAAAAATATTAAGTTACGATCCATTACAAAATATAAAAAAAGATATAATAAATTTATGTAAGATAGTTGGATTCACGACAATAAAGGATATATTTTTTTTAGAGGAAGGAATACATTCATATGACAACAATGATGAAAAATACAAGATACTGGAGCAAATATTCATACCTTTAAATTATGAGAAAGAAAAAATTAAAATAACAAAAAATATAAAAAATACTGATATTAAAATAAAAAAAATAAAAAGTAAAAACCTAGCATTAATAAATAATTATTGTGAAATTGAAATACCTTATGGTGTAAAATTATTGCGTTTAGAAGGATATATTAAGTGTGATTCATTAAATATTTTAATAAGAACGTCAGAATTGGCGAATATTTATTTATTTAAAAAAAAGAATAAAATAAAAAATAAAATAGAAGAAATTTCAGATTCAATGTCAGTAAAAAATAAAGAATTTGTATTGTGTTTTTACAAAAATATGTCAATAGAAGAAATATTATTAACAGATGAAGATAACATAGAAGAATATATTAAAAAAATAATAAAAATAAGTAATGAAGTAAAAAATATTAATTTTTCAAAATTAATAAAATATTTTACAAAAGATGTTGACGAAAGCTTGGAAAATATATTTTTAACAATAAGATTGCTGTTACTTGGTGATGATGATAATTTATCAGTTGCAAGCCTATTATTTAATTTATTAAAACATAAAAAAAATAATATGAATGATGAACAAATAAGTGACATAATATATGATAAATTAAATTATTCAAATCAAATAAAATTAAAAAAATCGAAGAAAATAATACAAGAAAAAATAGAAAAATTAAAAGAAATAACACTTAATGAAATTGATATTAAAAAACAAATATCTGTATCAAAAAATATGCCTAAAAATATTAAAAAAATATGTCTTGAAAAACTCGAGGAAACTAAAAGTAGTAACAATGAGACATATAAAATAAAAATGTATGTTGATTATTTAATGAAATTTCCATGGCCGTCTGAATTTGATGATATTGAATTTAAAGAAATATCAAATGATATTGAGAAATCAAAATTCTTTTTAACAAATGTGAGAGAAAAATTAGACGAAAATGTTTATGGTCATAAAAAAGGAAAAGAAAAAATTGTAAGAATAATGGGTAAATTAATATCGTCACAAGGATCTAATATATCTCCTATGGCTTTATTTGGACCTCCTGGGGTTGGAAAAACAAGATTTGCACAATCTCTCGCAAATTGTTTAGGAATGCCATTTATACAAATTACATTGGGAGGACAGAATGATGGAGAACTTTTACATGGTCATGGATACACATATTCTTCTGCACAGCCGGGAATGATAATAAAAAAAATGACAAATATTGATTCTTCAAGATGTATAATGTATTTTGATGAACTTGATAAATGTGTGTCAAAAAATGGGAGTGGAAACGAAGTTATGAGTATATTGACACATTTAATTGATCCAATGACGAATGGTGCCTTTCAAGATAGATTTTTTCAAGAAATAACATTTCCATTAAATAAAATATTTTTTATATTTTCATTCAATGATGCGTCAAAAATAGATGGAGCTCTTCTTAACAGAATGGAAAAGATACATGTTGATTCATACACGATGCTTGATAAAATGAAAATAGCAAAAGATTATTTATTGAAGGAATTGATTAAAGAAATTGGATTTAAAGAAGATCAATTTGAGTTTAGTGATGAAATATTAGTTAATATAATTGAAAAATACACACGAGAACCTGGTGTAAGATCATTGAGAAGAGTACTTGAAAATATTTTACTAAAATTAAATGTTGACAGAATTTTTGAAGAAAAATTATTTACAAAAAATAAAAAAATTGTCATCACTAAAGATATTGTACAAGATATTTTAGGAGAAGAATATTTGGAACACAAACAAATTCCCGAATTTGATATGGTTGGTTGTATCAATGGACTGTATTGTAATGATCACGGTGAAGGCGGAATAATTCCAATTCAAATTGATGGAAATTATTTAGGACAAAAAGGACAATTTACTTTAACTTTAACTGGTAATCAGAAAAAAATAATGAAAGAGTCTGTAAATTATTCATACAATATTGCATTGGGAATGTTAGCTTTAAATGATAAAAATATGTTTTTAAAACAATATCCAACCGGTTTACATATACACACATTAGATGCATCTACTCCTAAAGAAGGACCAAGTGCAGGAGGTGCATTTACACTTGCATTTTTATCAGTAATGTTAAATTTAAAAATAAGAAGAGACGTTGGAATGACAGGAGAAATTGATTTGAATGGAAAAATACGAAAAATTGGAGGACTAAAATATAAAATTCAAGGAGGATTTAAAGCTGGACTAAATATAATTTTTGTTCCGAAAGAAAATGAGTCTGACATTGGTGAAATTGTAAATGATTATTCAGAAATATTAGAAAACACGAAAATTTATTCAAATGATAATAAAGAAATTGATATTAATAAATATAAAAAGAAAAATAATAAAATTATAAAAAATAACAACAATAAAAATTCAAAAAATAACAATAAAAATTTTACAAAAATAATATTTTATGATAATGTTTCAGAATTATTAATTCATTGTCTGATTGGATTTGAAAATAAAAAAAAATCTATTATTAAATATTAGCAAAATATTTGCTGTTTTTAACATTATTTAAAGATGATTTATACATATTTTGATTTATTTTTAATCTGTATTTTGCAAATGAATAGTTTATGTTGTATTTATTATATTTTAATACAATATTTTGTTGGAATAATTTATCCATTAAAATATTATCGTCTTCAATTATACTTAAAAATTTTTGACTTTCAATATTGAGACATTTTTTTGTGTCAACATTAAATCTTATAAAATTAATTGGATCTTGTATTTTAATATCTTTTTGATATTTTTCAATTTCTTTTTCTATCACATTACAAATATCATCATTAATTAATATTTTAGTAAAAGGCTCAATTTTATGAAATGTTTTTGATATTGTAACTTGTGAAACATAAAAATATGCTGCTATTGTTTTTTTTGTTATGTTCAAATTATTTACATGCGACATTAAAAATACTGCACCTGTAGCAATCGATAATGAGTTATGAACCGATGCAATCTTAATCTTTTGTACATTTCTTGCAATTTGTAAGCATTGTTCCTTAAACATTTTTTTCAAATTTAAATGATTGCAAAATCTATCAATAAAACTATCTGGTTTAGGAAAATTTATTTTAACAGACACATTTTTAATTGCCATTAATTTTTGATATATTTTTCTTCCTTTTGTATGTTTTGTTCCAAATAATTTTGCTATTTCTTTTGGTGGCCTATTTAATCCTTTGGCATTACATGCTTCATTTAAACATTCTGCAATTAAACTTTTTCTATTTTCACCTCTTATTATTATTGGCTTACCAATATTTTTTCCACTTATATGTTTGCAATCACTTATTAATTTAAATTTTATTTTTGCGTCATCTTCAATGCATTTTGAAATTTTAGCTATTGAGCAAACTTCTTGTATTAATTTAAATGTTTCGTTTAAACTTCTTTCTTTGTATGGCATGTTATTCCAATTATGTAACGTTTTAATTCTATTTGAACAAGATCCAGATATAATTGTGGCAGTGGATGATTGTGGTAATAAAGCAGATATAGGATGACAATTTCTACTTTTTTCTTTTTTACTGTCATTGTAATTATTCCAGTCTGACGTGAAATTTACAATATTTGATTTTACAATACTGCAATTTTTACACACTAAAATTCCATGTGCAGTGTCTTCAATAATTCCATTCGTGTTACATCTATCACAATGAAACTCTTTTATTATATTTATATCTTCTATTTTTACATTTTTCTCTTTTTTTATTGTAATAATACTCTCATCCACATCGTATATTTTCGATATTTTATTTATATAATCACCCACATTGTACAAATCTGTAAGATCATTGTCTGATTTAATATTATTAATATAATTAATATGATTACTCATTAATATACTTATCTAAATATACACGTTTTTAATCAATTTTTACTTAATTATTGTTTTAAGCTGTTTTAATAAAAATTGAAAAATTTACAAAAAAATACTATGATTAATTACAATAGTTATAATGAGTGAACTTTCGTCAAAAATTAAATCTAAAGAACTCAACGTTCAAAAAGTGGAAACGAATGATGATGAAGAAGTAGTGAAAGTAAAAGTTAAATCAAAAAAATCTAAAGAACTCAACGTTCAAAAAGTGGAAACGAATGATGATGATGAAGAAGAAGACGTAGTGAAAGTAAAAGTCAAATCTAAAGAACCCAAAGATCAAAAAATAGAAACTGATAACGATGAAGAAGAAGAAATAGTAAAAGTTAAATCAAAAAAATTAAAAAAACAAAAGGAATTAAATAAAATTGTTGATAAATCGTTTGAAAAATTAAATTGCAAAGTCGACGTTGAAAAAAATATATTTGATAAAGATGAAGATGAAGATGAAGATAATAAAAAAAAAGACGCTAAAATTACGCGAAAAATGACAATATTTAAACATCATAATAAAAATATGACGATGAGAGAATTGTTTAATATGGAATTTGGAAATTATGGAGATGATTTAAAATTTCCAAATATAATAAATGATAATTGGATATCAATTTTTAATAAAATATCTAGAAATGTATGGAAGGATATTGAATTTGAATATAATGCAAAAGTAAATATGAGTGTAAATATATTTCCGCAATATAATAATATTTTTAATTTTACACATTTTTGTTCACCAGATGACATGAAAGTTGTCATATTGGGAGAGGATCCATATCATGGAACATTTTATAATTCAGTGTCAGAAGAATTTGAACCAGAAGCGACTGGATTATCATTTTCAGTTCATCCAAAATGTAAAATTCCACCATCATTACTAAATGTGTTTAAAAATTTATTAAAATATAATCATATTGACAGAATGCCAGAAAATGGATGTTTAGAACGATGGGCTTCACAAGGAGTTGTATTATTAAATTCTGCACTAACCGTTGAGAAAAAAAAAGCAAATTCATTTCAAAAAGAATGGAAACCATTTACAGACATATTAATAAATGAAATTGCAAAATATAAAAAAAATATAATATTTATTGTGTGGGGTAAAGAGGCAGACATTAAATCGCAAGAAATTCAAAATAGAGGAGATCACAAGTTTATTGTGTCATCACATCCATCCGGATTATCAGCAAATAAAATATATAAAGAGAACTCATCATTTAACAATACAAATTGTTTTGAGAAAGCAAATGAATATCTTGAAGAATTGGGACTTGAAAAAATAAATTGGTAAAACATTAAAAAATATTTTTATAAAAAATTATAGTTTGTATAATTGACGCATTGTATCCCTTGCAGTATTATTATTTTTTTTAAATTTAGTGTTGTCTTGTTTTCCAAATTCAGCATGACAAACATCGGTAATATTGTAGCATTGTTTGTTAGAGTTATTTTTAATTTTATTTTTAATTTTATTTTTACTTTTGCATGTTAACATTGTGCTATTATTTTTGACAGGAACGGATGACTCAATGCCTAAAATTTCATTTATGCCACTGGTGTCTTTACTGGAAATAAATTTTTCCTTGTTTTTTAATAATTTTTTATTAAAAATGTTGTTATCTTTTTTGTGAAATACATTTTGTGAATTAATTTCTTCTCTGAGTGAATTATTGTTTTCATCAATTTTATTTTTAATAAAAGTGAACAATTTATTACATATATTAAAAATGAATGATAAAATTTCTCTTATTAATTTATATAAAGATATGAGTACGATTTTAATAATTTTAATAATTTTTTTAAAATAATCATCAGCACTTGAACTGGGATCATCAGAATTTTGATCAAAATCATCAATAACAGACTCATCCTCAATAAACTCTAAATTTTCGTCAGAAAGTAAAATATCATTATCACAATTGTCAGACATATTGTACAGTTATATATTATAATTTGAAAGTTTTTTAAATATATAATATATTATATATATTATAATGGATTTTGCACAAATGATAAATGCTGTGGGTATATTTTTACGTGTGGGATTTATAACTTCAATATTTCATTGCAGTTATAAACAATGTACAGAAAAAATAGAATTTATTAAAGAAAATAAAACTAGGCATGCATATAAATGTAATCATGTGTTGATGTTAACTTATTTAACAATATTTTTTGCAATGTATACATTAATGTCATGGGGCGTTGTATTATTAATAATATTTGGATTAATGGCGGGAGCATTATTCGGAATTCAAAATATGAGACCAGATTTATTGGATTGTTTAAACCCAATTAACAAAAATAGCACATTAAAATTTGTGTGTAGAATTTTAATATCAATTTATACCGTGTTATTTAATATGTACGGCCCTGTTATTACATTATGTAATAAAAAATTTACTTATTTGTTTTCAAAATTAACACAAATGGATAATAGTGAAATAATGGACAATATGACAAACATAAAAAATTTATATAAATCACATGAAATGTCAAGTTTTGCTGACAAGTTAACATCATTGGAAAATTATTTATGTTCGTCAAGTGATGGATTAAATGAGAATCCAAGAAGTGAAATAAATGACGAAATAAAAAATAAAATAATTGAAGAAACAACAAATGAAGTAAATAAAGTAAATGAAGTAAATGTAGTAAATGTAGTAAATGAAGTGACTGTTGATGAAATAAAATAAGAAATAAATAATAAATTTATTGACGAAACTGACAATACACAGGATGGTGATAATTAATTATTTGTAATAATTTGTTTTTATTAATTTAAATTAAAATTTAAATTGATATTGAATTTAAGGTATCAAATAAAAATTGATATGAAAATGATATAAGTATTAAATCATATAATACAATATTTGATGCCGAACAATGAAATCGATAATCAACTTGCAAAACTAACAGAAAAGGTAGATAAACTGACAGATGCATTTTTTGATAAAAAGTACATATTATATCAACATCTTCATAATTCATACAATGAACTTATAATAAATGTTGTTAATTATTTAAAAACGAATGAAAATATATTCGATGAAAATCGAACAGATAATATGCTGTATAAATACAGATTTAAATTTAGTAATATGTACGTCAGACCACCACTGCATGAAGATGGTATAACAAGATTGTATCCTCATGAAGCAAGAGATTTAAATTTAACTTATAGTTTAAAAATAATAGGAAATATTGAACAAATACAAGAAGTGTATGACTTGTCTTTAGAAAAGACAGTATCAGTAAAAGTAATAGGAAGTATTGAAGGTGGAGTTATTTTAATTTTACCATGTATGATTAGATCAAAATATTGTTCATTAAATAATTCAAATCATAACAGTAAAGATTGTGAATATGATCCAGGAGGATATTTTATTGTAAATGGTTCAGAAAAAATAATATTATGTTTAGAAAGAATGATAAATAATAAACCAATTGTCTTTTATAAAAAAGATGGAGACAATGAACATTATAAAGTAAAAATAAATTCGAAATCAAATAATTCAAATATAATGATGCAAGCAATAGAAATATATATTGATAGACATTCAAATATTAATATAAAAGTTCCAATATTGAATGAAGTTTCTGTGTTTGTTTTAATGAGAGCATTAGGATTACAATCAGATAAAGAAATTATGAACTGCATTGTTTATAACAATAATGACAAAGAAATGATAAATATATTAAAATTAGCGATTGATAACTCGAAAAAAGACGGAAAAAAAGTCATATCATCACAAGAAGATGCGATATTGAGTTTAATAAATAAACTAAGAGTGGTTAAAAAATACATGGACAAAGATAAAAAATTACAAATATCTGAGAAAAAAGAGCATTTGTTTGCACTTTTAAGAAATGCATTTATGCCACATATGGATTCAACAAAACACAATGACATATTAAAAAATAAAGCTATATTTTTAGGATACATGGTAAATAAATTGTTAAATACATATTTAAAAAGAAAAGATTTTGAACCCGATGACAGAGATTCATTTGAAAATAAAAGAATTGACACACCAGGAGATTTAATTTTGGAATTATTAAAACAAAATTTCAAGAAAAGTTTGAATGATTGTAATAAATTTTTCAAGAAAAGATCTGGCTCAAATCATGCACAACCAATAAATATTATATCAAAACTTAAACCATCAAACATTGAACAAGGTATTAAATCAGCAATGATGACAGGTAATTGGGGTAAGAAAAAAGGTGTTGCGCAAATGTATCAACGATTAACATTTTTACAAGCAACATCGTTCTTAAGACGTGTTGACTCAAGTTCTGGATCAAGTTCAGCAACAATGAAATTAACAGGTCCAAGACATTATCATGCGAGTCAGGCGGGCTTTTTGTGTTTAACTGGAGATACTGAAATTTTGATGGCTGATGGATCAATTAAATTAATTAAAGATGTAAGAGATGGTGATTCGGTTATAACACTAGATACAAATACAATGACAGAAATAACATCACCAATTAAAAACTGGTTTTCAAAAGATTGTAATAAATTGATGAAGGTCACAACTATATCTGGAAGAGAAATTAAATGTACATCAGATCATAAACTTTTAACTAAAGTAGGAGAGAGTCTAAAAATGGTAGAATTAAGTAAAATGACAACAGATAATTGCCTGGTTGTAAGACATGCACCTAAATATATACCTTTAGATAAAGAAACAACGGTGATTATTAAAGAATCAGATGTTATTGAACAATATAGATTGCAATTATTAGAATTGGGATATTTAGATAAACCAATCTCACAAAAGAAATTAGAGATTTTAGCAAGATTGATTGGATTAAATGTCACTGACGACAACATAAGTAAACGAAAAGAAAAAAATTATTATGATTGTTATTTTTGTGTTGGTGAAGAAAAAGATGCGCTCAATTTATTGGATGATATTGTGAAGCTTGGTTTTGGAACTCCTTCAATAATGAGATCACTTACCAAGCACATAAACAAAAATAATGGAAAAGTCACAGTTTATAGAACATGGAGAGTATCTAAAAATGGACCATTTGCGTATTTGTTACATCATTTGGGGGCATTTGAAGGAAAAAAAACAACATCAAAGAGACAATTACCTGAATGGTTATTAACTGCAAACAATGGAATTAAAAGAGAATTTATTAGTGGATTTATTTCTGGAGATGGATGCAGATTGTCAATAAATAAAAATGGAAATTCTGTAAAATTACATTGTGGTCCTGTTCAACAAACATGCAGCGAAGATACATTGAAAGAAACAATAAATTATTTGACACAAATATCTAAAATAATAAACGAATTTGATATTGAAAATTCAGTTAATAATAAAATTAAAAATGAAGAAAATGATGACGAAATTAAATATTCTTGTGATATCAATTTTGCCCAATCATATGAAAATTTAAATAAATATTCAGACATTGTTAATTTTAGATATTGTAATGAAAAAAGAAGAAAATCTGCACTCACAATTGAATACATCAAATATAAAAATAACGAGGCTGACAAAAAAGGAGATTTATATCAAAATATTATTAATTTGTACAAACAAGGAATAAAACCAAAACAAATATGCAAAGAACTTAAATGTGAAAATAAAACAACATCAAGAGTACTTGTAAATTATAAAAAAGGAATAATACCAAACCCAAGACAACTTGGAAACAGCATGTGTATGAAATATGAAGATTTTATTAAAAATACAATGATTAATGGTGATCACTTATTAATGAAAATCAAGTCAATTGAAAATATTAAATCTGAAGTTGTTTATGACTTTGAGACTGCTTTTAAAACACATAATTTCGTCGCATCATCACTTTATACGTCAAATTGCGTGGTCGAGTCGCCAGAGCATAGTAACATTGGTTTAGTGAAAAATTTAGCATTAATGGCAACAATTATAACATCACCAAAAAATGAAGTACAGAATGTGTATGAAAATATTATTAAAAATAAAAATTTTATTCATATAAATAATTATCAACCAGCAAAATTAGGAACAATGACAAAAGTATTTTTAGATGGAGAATGGATAGGATTCAGTGAAAATCCAATTATATTGAGAAATGAATTATTAAAAATGAAAAGAAATAACATAATTTTAAATACAAATGGAGTCATATTCAGACTGGTAATGAATGAAATAAGAATTAATACCGATTCTGGAAGATTATCAAGACCACTTTTACTTGTTGAAAATAATGAACTTGTTGCAAATGGAAAAATGATTGATGATGTCATGGAAAATAAAGAATATGACGGATTAAATAAATGGGAATTATTTTTAACTCAATATTCAAATGCAATTGAATATGTTGACATGGAAGAGCAATATCATTATTTAATTGCAACTAAATTAGAAAAATTAGAAGAAATGAAAAGAAGAGAAAAATTAACATTTCCAGACACAGATGAACCAATTGTAAACAGATATGGCGAATCATTGATTAAAAAATATTCTCATTGTGAATTTGAACCGTCAATGTTACTTGGTATTATTGCTGCAAATATTCCATTTGCAAATCACAATTTTGGTTCAAGAAATATTTATCAATATGCTCAAGGAAAACAAGCAATGTCTTTATATGCATCAAATTATAAAATAAGATTTGATATTTCACTCATATTATACAATACACAAAGACCAATTGTAAATACAAAGGCAGCAAAATATATTCATACAGATATTTTATCATATGGAGAAAATTGTTATGTAATGATTGGATGTTATTCTGGATATAATCAAGATGACTCTATAATTATAAATCAAACTGCTATTGATAAAGGACTCCTTAGATCAATATCTCTTAAAAAATGGGATTCCAAAATTGAAAGAAATCAATCAACTGCACAAGAAGATGTATTTCTTAAACCAGATTTAGCAACACTTATTGGAAGTAGACATGCCAATTATGATAAACTAAATGATAAGGGATTTATTCCTGAAGAAACTGAAATTGAAAATGGTGATGTTCTTATTGGTAAAGTAACTCCAATTCAACAAATTGCCGGTTCAAATAAACATTTCAAAGATTCATCAACAATTTACAAGTCTCATGAACATGCAATTGTTGATAAAGTATTCCATGGATTGCAAAATGCAGAAGGATATGGTATGATCAAAATTAGAACTAGAAGTCCTCGTATTCCAAAAATTGGTGATAAATTTTGTTGTGGGACCTCCGACCATGAAATCTTGACTTTGGAGGGTTGGAAATTCATTAACGATATAACAAAGAAAGATAAAGTTGCATGCTTGATGGATGGAGATATTTTAGAATATCATAATCCAACCGCAACACAAGAGTATGATTGCAATGAAGATTTATACAAAATCAAATCAAATCAAGTAGATTTAGTAGTAACTAAAAATCACAGAATGTATGTAGGATCAGAAAGAGGAGATTATAATTATAAAATAATTGAAGCTCAAGATCTTTATGGAAAGAAAAGAAGATATAAAAAAAATATTGAAAATTATAATCCAGGAAATAAAATGACACATATGAAATTTAAGAAAACAAAAACTTTAGATGCAATTGAATTTGCAATTGATCCATGGTTAACATTTTTCGGAATATGGATTGCAGAAGGATGTACTTTAAGAGATTGGGGTGTATCATTTGCAACACATAAACAAAGAGTAAAGGACACTATGGAAGATGTTTGTCAACAAATGGGTCTTGAAATAAGAAAACATAAAGATAAAAAAGATGACGAAGAAAGAAATGCGTGGTGTTTTTCAAATAAACGTATTACAAAATATTTTAGAAAGTTAAGTGTTGGAGCTGTGAAAAAATCATTACCTGAATGGGTATGGAAATTACATCCAGATCAATGTAAAACATTAATTGCAGGAATGATGCTTGGTGATGGACATACAATGGAAAATGGTACTGAAAGATATGATACATCATCAACTCAACTTGCTGATGATTTTCAAAGACTATGCTTACATGCTGGATGGTCTTGTAATAAAATAATTAAATATAAAGCTGGTCACGAATCAACAATTAAAGCGACTGGATATGTTATTAAATCAACCGTTGATGCTTATAGATTAACAATTATTAAATCTCAAAATAATCCTCTTGTTAATAAAAATATTACAGCAAAAGGTGATAATAGACATGATTCATATATTAACTTTGATGATCCAGAGTTATCAAATTGTATTAAAAATAAAGTTTATTGTTGCACTGTTCCTGGTAAAGGTGTAGTTTATGCTAGACGCAATGGATATGTTTGTTGGATAGGTAATAGTCGTCATGGACAAAAGGGTGTTATTGGCTTAACGATGAGAGAATCAGATTTACCGTTTACAAAGAATGGACTAGTACCAGATATTATATTAAATCCAAATGCTATTCCAAGTAGAATGACTGTAGCACACGTTATGGAATGTATTTATGGAAAAGTTGCAGCATTTAAAGGAATAGAATGTGATGCAACAGCATTTAAGAAATCAAATTTAACTTTGGTGCAAGATCAATTAGAAAAGATGGGTTACAATAGAAATGGAAATGAATATTTTTACAGTGGTATCACTGGAGAGAGAATTTTGGTTCCTTTTTACTTTGGACCAACTTTCTATCAAAGATTAAAACATCTTGTTGCTGATAAAATCCATTGTCTTAGAACCGATACATGTGAAGTATTAACATTAAATGGATGGAAAAAACATGGTGAATTAACAGAAGATGACAAAATTGCAACATTAAAAGATAATAAATTAGTATATGAAAAACCTAAAAAAATACATTATTATCCAGATTTCAATGACGAATTATATCATATTTCAAACACAAATATAGATTTAGATGTTACTATGAAACATAGAATGTGGGTTTCTAAAAAACATGGACGAAATAGAAAATGGTTGGATTATGATTTTGAATATGCAAAAGATATTATTGGAAAAGAACGAAAATATAAAAAAGATGCTGAATGGGAAGTTCCTGATTATCAGTTTAAATTACCTGAATTGACGGATGGTAATAATAAATTTCATAAAGAACTTGTTGTAAATATGGATTCCTGGATAACATTTTTTGGTATTTGGATTGCAGAAGGATGGGCTGGTAAAAATTTAAAAATTCAAATTTCAGTAAATAAACAAAGAGTCAAAGATGCTCTTTATCCTGCATTAAATGCATTAAAATATAATTACACTGTGAAAGATGAAAAATTAACTATTTGCAATATTCAATTATTGAGATATATGATAACATATTCTGTTGGTGCACCTAATAAATATTTACCAGAATGGTGTTTTAAATTATCAAAAAAACAGTCAATGCTTCTTGTGCATTCAATGCAATTGGGTGATGGATACTTTAATAAAAAAAATAATGTAAGTTGGTATTCAACATCTTCAATTAAACTGTCAGATAATTTTCAACAATTATGTTTGCATGCCGGTTATGCAGCAAATAAATATATACATATTAAAGCTGGAGAAAATAAAGTAATTATTGAAGGAAGAGAAGTTACAAATAATTATGATATTTGGAGAATAAGTGTCATGAAAACTAAAACAAGACCTGGAGTCAATCATTCTCATGTAAAACAACAAGACATCCAAAATGAAAAAATTTATAATTATAAAGGGCCAGTATTTTGTCTTGAAGTCTCATCTGGTGTGTTTATGGTAAGACAAGGAGGCAAACCATGTTGGACAGGAAATTCTCGCGCAAGAGGACCAGTAACAATGTTAACAAGACAACCACCTGAGGGAAGATCAAAAGAAGGAGGTTTTAGATGTGGAGAGATGGAACGTGATACAGTAATATCATATGGTCTAAGTAAATTTTTGAAAGAACGTTTTGTAGATATTGCAGATAAATATTCATGTTATGTTTGTGATAAATGTGGATTATTTGCGCAAAGAATTATAAAAGAAGAAAATTCATCAGAACCAAGTAAAGATGATGCATATATTTGCATTAGTTGCAATAATAAAACAAAAATAACTAAAATTATTATTCCATATGCGTTTAAACTCTTGATACAAGAATTGATGTCAATTAATATTGCACCAAGAATAATAACAAAGAAATATGATTTTTAAACCAAACAATATTTTTAATATAATAACAAAGAAATATGATTTTTAAACCAAGCAATATTTTTTATATAATAACATTTTAATAATGAATTGTAAATCATGCACATCAAAATTAAATAAAAATATTACTGTACCCAATGTGCAAATAAGCTCACCATCAATAACGCCTCCGATTTGTACAAAACTAGTATCCGCATTAAGCAATGCTATTATATCGCAACCACAATTAAAATTAAATGATGATGATAAAAATAGTTATCCAGTTGTAAAACTAACTAATCTTTTAATAAAAGGATTAATTTTTATAGTTATGTTTACATTGTTAAATATTTTAAAAAAAATAAACATACATTACAAATTAACATCATTAATAACAAAATTATTTTAATACAAATAATAATAAATTCAATATTTATATTTTAAATATTGATTCTTTTTAATATAGTTCAATTATTAAATATAATTTAAATATATAAAAATTAATGAGTGACTCAAAGAACAACTTATCTCTAAAATTAATTTTAAAAACATGTATATCTAATGTGCTAATTGCAAAATTAACAACATGCTTGATGTGTTTAACGGAAAACCATCCTTCAATTTGTTTTAAGAACAGCACTGATAAATTCAATTACATAAAACAATATGTGATAAATTTAATGAGTGGTATTATACTATATTTAAAAATGAATATTTTAAGTTCATTAATGAAATTGGGTAGTCCAATGGCGTACGTAATAATAATAATTATAGCATTTATTTTTATTTATGTTGTATTTACATTTATAAAATTTATGATGAAAAATAGAAAAAGTAAACAAAAATCAATAATTAATTCGAATAATTCGAATAATTCTAATAATTCGAATAATTCTAATAATTTTGACGATACACAAATTTCAGAAAATGTTTGTGAATCAGAAGAATAAACAAAATATTTTTAAATAGGATTTATTGTTACACATTGTTTTTCAAATTTGTTAGAATAAAAATAAGGATGCAAATGCGCTTCATATTTTGCTTTTAAAACTGCATTATTTATTTCATCAAGAGAATTTTGTTTTAATAAATGTTTATTAACATAAAAGCATTCAGTGATTTTAAAATTAAAATACTTGACAAGAATATAAACAAATACAATCGAATGATCGCCACCAGTATAAGTTATGGCATTTGTGATATAATCTTTTTCAATAAATCGTTTAATAAAATATAAATCTTGTATTTTACTAAATGTAGACATTATTGCTCCATGCACATTGTGAATTTGTTTTTTAATATTATTTTGTAAATCAAATTCCTGATCATTACATTCACCATCAAATGCAGTGGTATAAATATTATCAAAATATTCGCATATTTTAATATTCCCACTATTTTTTGCAATATGTGTAGAATAAGAATTCATTATATCAACCAACTCTGTAATTTTTTTTATAATTGAAATAATATTATCAATAAAAAAATTTTTTAACAATTTATTAATAATGTCCTTATTTTTAGAATTGTTGTGTTTTTTCATAATTTTTGTCAATATTTGAATAACAGAATTATTTTGTATTTCGATATCATCAGAATTATTGTTTGTTTTTAAATTTGCATTTTCAAATGAAAATTTATTTAAATTTACTTTATCAAATGACATATTTTGTTTTAAAAGTGTGTTATAAATATCCAATATTTTGTATAAATAATCATTTGTGTCGTTCAATAAATTAATATGAAAATTAATTGAAGAAATTTTTTCATTTAACGTCTTTTCATAATTAAATATATCTTCAATAAAATAATTTATAAATGTATTGATATTTTGAAGAATTTTATCATAATAGAAAAAGAATCGTATATCAATATAATGAAATTTAATATTTTTATTTAATTTATTTTTATTATCCACAAATAAATCTAATATTTTGAGAATATATTTTTTATTATATTTTTTGCCATCTTTTTGTGCAAATGGATTAATTTCAAAAAAAAAGTCAATATTTTTCGTCGTTGTTTTAAATAATTTTGACAAATATTTGTCAATATTAACTGAATCGTCGTCATCACATTCTGATTGAATATGTAAGGGAGTGTGAATATCAAAAAAAATATGAGCAATTTTGTTTGTTAAACTATTTTCAAGTTTTATATAATTAAATGGTCCATTTATTGTAAGTTTAGGCTCTTTAGAATTGTAATTCATATTGGTGATTAATATAATTATAATATATATTTATTTCAAATACTCAAGAATGATATTTTTATTTATTTGAATACAATTTTTAATTTTATCATCACTGACATCATCAATGTCACTGACAAATCCAATATTTTTTTCATTGATAAAATTAAAATGTTTTTCTAACAAATATAAAATATTATTTGAATGATAATATCCTGAATATAAAATAATATTTTCATAACCAGAATAAACAATAATTACAACCGAATAAAATTCCATTGTATTATTATGAATTCTGTTAAATTGAGATATAAAGTTATCTTCGTCATTATTAATGTATGGAAATCCTTGTATATAATCAAAGGACATGTGTTCATATTTTTTTATAAAATCAGTCATATTTTTATCAAGATTTGATTTTACAAATTTATTAAAAAAAGTAACAAATTTATTTTTTGTTTCAATATAATATTTATCATCTTCAAATAATGAAAATACTTTTTTAATAAAATAAATTTTTGAATTTTTTATAAATTTTGTTTCATCAACTTTTTCACAATCAAATAAAAAAATAAAATATTTAAAATAATCTCTCACAGTGTCTTGAGTAAATAATTGCTCAGCTTGACTGTTATATTTTTTAAATATTTTTTTCTTATCAATTTTAATGTTGTTATTTTTTATTGTTTTTACATTTAATTCAATGTCATCACTTTCTGTAAAATATTCTTCAATTGATACATCAATTAAACATAATCTAATATCAATTGGAAATACACGACAAATTTTTTCTTGTGTACATTTATTTACTATTTTTTTATAAAAATTTTTAGCTTTGATAATATGAGGAACATTATTCCATAAAAATACAATATTTTCAGTGTCCCTTTCATCTAAAAGTGGTTCTTCAAGTAAAATTATACTTTTATTTATATTTGTGGTAATTTCTTCAAAAAAATTATTAATAAAATATGAAGAATCACAATATTTCATATTTGAATGATCGTCATAAAATATAATTATTTTTTTGTCATCTTTTTTTAAAAATGACACACCAATAGTTCCAGAAATATTAATATCACTCATTTAATATTAATATTTAATATATAAAAAAAATATTGCATAAATTTAATTATATAAAATACTTTTTGTAATTTTTTAATTTATGTTTTAATTTGAAGTTCAGTTCTGTAAACAACCAATCTGTAATAAAATGATTCACATGTTGCAGTTGATGGTCTAACTAATCTTACAACTTCACCTCTTTTTAATCTGTAAAATTTTGCCATTATATCTGATGATGATATTAATGATAAATTTGAATCTTTTAAACGATATGATTCTAGAAAATTTTTTTTTTCTTCTGATGATAATATTTGATATTTTGAAACGTTTACATTATCTACTTTATTTTCTTTCAAATGTTTATAGTTATATATTTCAATTAAGTTTGTTTCAAGTGCAGTATTTATTCGTGTTTGAATTTCATTTACAATGATAAATTTATATTCATTATTTCCATTTTGAATAAATTGTGCAATTGGTGATGATTTATTTAGTGAATTAATTTTATCAAAAATAAATTTTACGTGAACTTTTTTATTTGGAATTGTTGTGTTATAATTTGATTCATTATCAACAGTTATTGTATATTCATTATCATCATTTTGATCATTTATTAGTTTTTTAATTGCTTTTTCTTCATTTTCTTCATTTATAAATTTTCTATTAACAAAAATTTTTATTATATTTGTTTTTATATTATTGAATATTTCCGTTTCACTCTTCCTAATTGGTAGTAAATCTGCTTGACTATTAACGTCCATATATATGTAATTAGTATTATTAATATATTTATATCAATTTTTTTTATATTTTCAAGTATCACTAATTTATGTTAAAAAATTGATATTTGCACTACCTTAATCTGAATATATTGCATCTAATACATACAGATTAAATTATATAAACTATAATCATGGGTGAAGAATCTGGGGTTATCGCACTATTATCTTTTATTTTATATGGAATGGTTTCGTTGATTTATTTCCTTGACTATTATCCAATAGCATCAATTGAATTAAAAAATGGCTATTGTAAAAACATGGAAACAGTCACATATCTAACAAGACCAAGTGATTCAAGAAATGATGTTGAGGGAATTTATTATTATGAAACGGATATTTATGATTCAATTAATGGAACATATGTGGGTAAAGGTAATGGAGGTGCTGGAACTAAAGAAAATTCTTACATTATAAGTGCTGGAATTGATAGTGAATTAACTTATGAATTACCTTATTCTGCTTATAAAGGAAATATTCCGTCTTGGTTGTGTTCTCATGTATCTCATGGATCAAATTTGTGGTCTTATTTGAATGAAGCACATGATTTAACGGATGATGAAATTAATAAAAAAATTTGGCCCAATGAATGGGAGAAATGTGAATACGCATCTATTAAACATATTAAAAACTTTCCATGGAATACAGAGACTGTCGCACAATCAGGAGACTATGATTACATGACAAACATTAAAATTTACAGCAGCACATTTATTACATTAAATAATACTGATCACGGGGGAGCAACACTTGCATTTATGGGAATATTTGGATTTATTTTTATTATATATTTTGGGGTTACTTTATATGAATCATGTAAAAATATTAAATGCAATACAATTCCAACACAACAAGCAACAACTGGAACAAGAAATCAACATGAAGGAAATTATTCTAATGAACTGAGAAGTGCAGATAATGATGAATTATAAATTTATTAAAATTATTAAAAAATATTTATTTATTAAAACAATTAAAAAATTATACAAAAAATTGATAATTAAAGTAAAAATATGTAATCATATACATATAATGCCAAAATTATTAATAGTAGAATCACCTGGAAAATTAAAGAAAATACGAGAACTTTTGGGAAAGGGTTATTTGGTCGATGCATCCGTTGGTCACATAATTGAAGTTTCTAATTTTAAATCAGATATATGTAAATTTGGAATAAATACCAATACTTATGAACCAGTTTATCAACAATGCGAAAGCAAAAAAGATGTAATTAGAAAATTAATAAGATTATGTAAAGAAGTTGGCGAAGAAAATGTTTTACTTGCTGCAGATGAAGATAGAGAAGGTGAAATGATTGGATGGGCAGTTGCGAAAGAATTGGATATAAAAAATCCAGTAAGAATAGTATTTAATTCAATCACAGCAGATGAATTAAAAAAAGCAATAAAAAATCCAAGAGGAATTGATATGAATTTATTATATGCACAACAAGCAAGAACAGCTTTAGATAAATTTGCAGGATTTATAATATCACCACTTCTAAGTAAATCTGGATGTTATGGAGCAAAATCAGCAGGAAGAGTGCAATCAGTTGTAACAAAAATAATAGTTGACAAAGAAAAAGAAATAACTGCATTTTTTGAAAAAGAGAATCCAACATATTTTTACATTAACAGCGATGTACAATTAGATGAACATAAACTTTTAACAAAATTAGTTAGTTCAAAACAATCGATTAATATTAGTGATGAAGATTATGATCCACTTTCAGATAATGATTCACAGCAAAAAATAGCAAAAAATAATAAAAAACAAACTGAAGTTGGTGATGATGATAAAACTTATACAAAACTTGATGATGAAGATACAACGACATCTATTATAAAAGCAATGGTTAAATCAAAATATGAAATTGATAATATCAACGAAAAAATACGTAAATCAAATCCTCCACCTCCATTTAGTACATCAACACTTCAACAATTTACATCTGCAAGAATGAAAATGAATGGAAAAGATACAATGGAAGTTGCACAGCGACTATATGAAGCAGGTCATATAACATATATGAGAACAGATTCGACTTGTATATCAAAGGAAGCAATCACAAATATAAAAAAACATGTCACTAAAAAATATGGTGAAAAATATTATTTTAATAGAGTGTATAAAAATAAAAAAAATAATACTCAAGAAGCACATGAATGTATACGTCCTACAAAAGTAGATGTTGATACAATAACAGGGAAAGCAAGTGATAAAGATAGAAATCAAAAGCAAATGATAGACAGACAAGAAAAATTATACAATGCAATTTGGAAGAGAACAACACAATCACAAATGAGTTGTGCAGAATACAATGATATTGTTATAGAAATAAAAATGAAATCAAAGAAAGACAAGAAAGACGAAAATAAAATATTATTAAAATATAAACTTGTTGGGACACTAGAAACATTAACATTTGAAGGATTTTTAATTCTTGATGGAAAAACATGTAAAACTAAATTAAGTTCTAAAGAATTTAAAAAAGCAAGTTTAGAATGGTTGGAAATAAATGGAATTGAAAATTGTAAAAAACCACCAACTAGATATAATGATGCATCATTAATTAATAAAATGGATCCATCAAATTTAAATATTGGAAGACCGTCAACATATGCAAGTATTATTGACACAATACAAAAAAGAGAATATGCAATTATTCAAGACGTTGAAGGTAAAACAATACAAATGGCAAAATTTAATGTTAAAAGTACAAAACCAAAAGATTTAATAAAAAATGTAAAAGATATGACATTAGGAAAAGAAACTAAAAAATTTGTGCCAAGTAAACTAGGTATAAAAGTAACAGAATTTCTTGAAGCAAATTTTGCCAAATTAATGGATTATAAATTTACTGAAGAAATGGAAAAAGATTTAGATAAAATTGCTAACGGTAAATTAAAACGATACAATGTTGTTGATAAATTTTACAAATATTTACAAGAATGTACTGGAAAATTAAATTTAGATGACGGTGATAATTGTATTGGAGAATATGATGGAGAAAATATTTTGCTATTAAATGGCCAATGGGGTAAATTTATTAAACATAAAAAAACAATAGTTAACTTGAGCAAATTAATTAGTGTTCATGATTTAAAACTTAAAAATGAAGAACTTGGTGACAATGATAGTAAGAACAGTGGTTGCAGTAATAACAGTAAAGACAATAAAAAAATAGTAAAAGCATTTATTAAAGAACTTGACAATCCTAAAATTGAAAAAAATACACCAAAAACAGAATCACTTTATGAATGGAAATTAAAAAGAACAAAATATTTATTAAGAAAATCAAAAAATGATTCATATTATGTTGAAGAAATCGGACAAAATGATAAACAAAAATCTACTTTTAGTTTGAAATTTGCATTTAATAAAATATCAAAGGATAAGGATTTACCAATTTCTGATGAAAATATTGACGAAATATGCTCGTTTGTAACAAATGAAGATATTATAAATGCAAAAGAATTTTTTGCAAAACTTAAAAAAAAATAATTTTTATAAATATTTATATATTACATTACTACATTATATAAACATCAAATTACAAAGTTATAGTCTATGCAAGGACTCTGATTGGCATCGCTCCAAACCGTATCTCTTCTGCACCAATAATTGAATAATCACCGTCGAGATAGATGCTATCATTTGTCACTTCCATTGAGGATTCTGTGCTACGCATATCAATTGTAAAACTGATTTGACGAGCAAACGTGACATCGAGGTACACGTTTGGTTGATTTCTCACAGTGATTATTGACTGGATTGTTTCATGTTCGCGAGCTACAGTGTAGTTTGTCTGTGGATAGTACCTCACTTCGCTGATATCGGTGTGAAACACACCAGACGGGCTTAGACACCTAAAGGGACCAGTTTGTGTTTATATCTTACTTGTATTGTGTATCACAACAATGAGAATTGGTCGAGCAACAAGTCTTTGAAAGTTGGCACAATTGCCACCATGAAGTCTCAAATTTCTTCCACGTACAGAGGATCACCATGTGTGTTCAAAGACTTGATCTCATAGGTGTTTTGGCAAAATTCACATGTTGCATCACACCACGTGGTATTGTCCTCAGATCCTTGTCACGTCAGAGTTCTTCCGCAATCTTGACAAGATTTTATTTATTCCTAAAAATGATAACTATCTACTATGCACTATATAAAACTACTTGAACAACTTGAGAACACACGAATATGCCACTGAAATCCACAATTTGTGATTTTTAGGATAAACTGACTTTTCAATGTAAACTAGCTTCTCAACATAAACAGGCTTCACAACATAAACGGGCTTTTTAATATAGACCGGAGTCTTAATAATAACCGGTTTGTCAATTTCTGTAATTGTTGACGTAGATTCTGATGGTGATGGTGATGGTGATTCTAATGCGGATCCCAACGTAATACATGATATCTCAGATTGAAGTGTACTACATGACACATTATCACTATCAATGTCTGTTTCACATTCAATATTAAGAAACGTGTTGTTATCTTGAACTATATTGCAAAAAGCATCAGAAATGTATTTCTTACACGAAACAGCTCCAAATTTCGATGACAAATTTCTAGATTTTAGTGTAAAAGAAACACTTGAATTTAGCATTTTTGTATGATTCTCGATTTTGATTGATGACATTTGTTGAACATATTTGCAGACAGTATAATTTTCACTTTTACAATACATAATGTCATGAACATTAACAATAAAATTCCGACCGTTTGTATTGATATCATAACAAACAATAATCAACAATGGTTTCTTTGCTAATTTATGATACACATCAAAATTTTCGTTAGAAATTATAGAATTGACAGCGCAACTAGTTGATGTTTTAATATTACAACTTTGTACCTCAGCCTTAAGTCCACATTTAGAACAACGACAATCACACCAAGACTTATTGTCAGTGTTATCTTTGTTTTGATTGACAGCAACAAATGGAATATTACAAACAGGACATTTGTGTCCAATTTGTTCAAATGAACACTTTAATGTATTTTTAATAAATGGTGATAGCCTGCACATTTTAGTAATTCTATGACTTTAAATAAATATCATTATAAGTTGTTCAGGATGTTCAAAAATCAATTTTTATATTAAAACAAATTATTTGTAAAATAACACAGTACAATACTATATTATATAAAACTACTTAAAAAACTTGAGAAACTGTGAACACAACTTTGAAATGCGAGATTTAGGTGCATTAACATAAACCGGTACCTCAACATAAACTGGGATCTCAATATAAACTGGGATCTCAATATAATCAAAAACTTCAACTGGAACTTCAACCGGAACTTCAACTGGAACTTCAACTGGAACTTCAAGAGAAATTTCTTCACAATCGGTATTGTTGTTACTGTGAATACTAATTTCTTCACAATCGCGGATATCATTAAAATAAACATCATTGTATGTATGTTTATTTTCAATGGCATCATAAAATGCACTCAAAACACATTGTGACTGTATCTTACCATTATCTGGTGGTGTCAATTTTTCATTAAATATCGACGACAACTTTTTATTATCAAGTGAAAAGAAATGCTAGATTTTAGCATTTTGTCAGAATTTTTGATAACAATTGTTGATTTTCCATTACATCCCTTTGAAACTTCATAACATCCACTTGAAGAATAAACAACATCACGAAGATTAATAATAAAATTGTTGTCAACACTATAATAAACAACGATCAGCAACGGTTTTGTTATTAATTTATTATAGGCCGTGTATTTGCCTCCCGAAATATGCTTATTCTTTGCGTTAATGTTCTTAGATTTTACTTCAGCTGTTAATCCACACGTACCACATACACAATCACACCAGGGTTTATTTGTGTCCAAAACAATAAATTGAATATCACATACGGGACAAAAATGTCCTATTTTTTCAAAAGCAAATGCTAATGCGTGTGTAATTGATTTTGTCGGTACACACATTAACGCAACTGAGAATTTTAAATAAATACAATTATAAGTCATTCAGTATGTTGAAAAATCAATTTTTTATAAATAAAATTTATTAAGTTTCATCAAAAATATCATCGATAATTTCTAATTCTGTTATTTTCCATTCTTCGGGTTCACAATTTGGTATTGGTCTTCTTATTATTAATGGTATTGTACCAGCTCGTAATTCTTGAATTGCAATTTCTTTTGGTTCTAATGATCCAGTATTTTTTATCATTGGTTTCGCACCCATCGACAAATGTGTTGTTCTTGTTGCAATTATTCTTACCATTTCATATTTTGTTAATATTGGTTTTGAAATTCTTGTTCTTGTCGCTAACATTATATTATCATCTTGAATTAATTCGTCAGTAAAATCATCTTCTTGTTCAACATATTTTGAGTAACAATCTTTTGAAAAACTTTTTTTCTTGTCATCGTCATCATCATATCCTGTTATCATATTTTCATCCTCATCATTATATTCATTGTCGTTATTTTCTTCTTCATCATCATTTGTTTTATTTTTTTTACTTGTATTGTCATCATCATCATCGTCACTATTTTCTGAATTATTATCAAAGTTAATATCATTTGCATTATTATCATTTTCTTCTTCTTCTTCTTCTTCTTCTTCTTCACTTTCTTCGTCATTATCACTTTCGTCATTTTTATCACTTTCTTCGTCATTATCGCTTTCTTTGCCTTTATTAGTTCGTTTTAGTGTATTTTTAGTATCTATAGTTTTAATTTTATTTTTTTTGTTATTAACAAAATAATCGAGTTCTTCTTCATCAGAGAATTCATCATTTGATGTGGATACATTGTCTAAACTGGACTCATCATCAGAAATTTTAGAATTTTTATTCAAAAGTTTTTTAGATTTGGGAGGCATAAATATTATTATAAGTAATATTATATAAAAATCAATTTTTATAGCATTTTTAATATTAATTATTATTTAACAGTTAATAGTGATTTAATAATTTATCCTTCATTAAAAGTATTCCATGTATAATTACAAATATTACATTTATAATTAATAACATACTCACCAGGAACTCTGTGAAATACGGCATCTTTAATACTTGGCTCTGAATGAGTTTTACAATCTTTATTTATACATTTATAATTTTTGGAATGCGGATAAATAGCAACATCGTCATAATATTCTTGACTTTTAGAATAATATTTATTTGTTTTACCTCTTGAAAAAATAACAGTTTCAGAGGGAATAATTGTAGAAAATCCGCAACTTTTACAATAAAAATAAGATTCTTTTTTAAATACATCCTTAGTAGCATTTTGATTAACTTGTTGAGAATTTAATTTAGATTTTGATGGAGGTTTTGTTTTGGTTTTGAGTTTTGAAATTTTATCATTAATTCTATTTATCACAAGTGTTTTTTGATTATCGCTTAATTTAATAAAATGTGAATTTTTATAAATATCATCAATATTAAAATTTTTAGAACTTAATTTTACGTTATGCATATCATTATTAACAATATTTTCAATATCTTCTTCTTCCAATTCAGAAGCATCAAGTGAACTGTCTGATGCTATAGATTCAGTGACATTATCTTGTTCATTTTTTGAGTATACTTTATTGGTAATTTCCAAATTATCATCACAAATTGTACATGAATGTTCCATTATTGATATATAATTATTTATTATTTATTAATTTAAATTCATTTTTTTTTTATTAATTTAAATTTTAAAAAATTGATTTTGAAAATATAAGATATATATAATTATTATGAATTATATTAGCAAAAAAGATGATACATCACATAATGTCAATCATGTAGAGAAACTAACAAAATACACACGTACTAACAAATGTACAAGAGATGATTTTACAAATTCCCATTGGGATGATAGTAACAATTATATTTTTAACACAGAAGACGCTAATTATAATGATTTTTTAAAAGTATACAGTAAACCAATATTAAATGATGATCAATTTGGAAAACTTAGTTATATGGAGAAGCCATGTGATATTGGTCCATTATATTTTGATTATGATGTTAAAACGGAAGAAGAAAAATTATTTACAAAAGATGACTATGTAAAATTAATAAAAATAACAAACAAAATCATAAAAGAAAATTTTGTAATAAAAAAAGATGAATTGTTACATTCATATATTTTAAAAAAACCAATACCAACTCCAACAAAAGAGGGATATTTATCAGATGGATTTCATTTGCATTATCCAAATTTAATTTTGAGTAAATTAGAAAGATTTTTTATTTTTGACAAAGTAAAGAATAAAATATTAAAAAAAGGTATATTTAATGATAAAAAAGATAAATTTAAAAATGATTATGATAAAGATTTTTGCGATGCAAGGATAATAAAAACAAATTCATGGTTCATGTATGGATCAGGAAAAAAAATAAATGGTAATGTTTATTATTATAAATTAAAATATGCATTTGATAAAAATTTAGATAATTTAGAATGTAATAAAAAAAATAATGAATATCTTATTAAATTATTCAGTATTAGAAATAAAGAACATTTAAAGGAAATTACTTATAAAAAAGATATCAAAGATGAACTTGATGCTATTGAAAATATATATATAAAGAAAAAAAAGATATTAACTGAAGATTTTTTTGTTAAAAAAACAAGTAATGATGGTAGCAATAGTAACAGTAATAGTAATACATTCGGAAGTGTGAAAGCAGATACATTATCTTTTCCTGATATAGATGAGGCAAGAAAATTATTAAAATTATTGAGTCCAGAGAGAGCAAATCGATGGGAAACATGGCATGAAGTTGGATGGGCATTATACAATGTGTCACCAATTTTATTAAAAGAATATATTAAATTTTCCAAGACATGTACAATTGAAACAAAATATGAAGAAGGATGTTGTGAAAAATTATGGCAAGACTGTGCAAGAAGAAATAATGTCGGTGGGTTCAGTATACCATCATTAAATAAATGGGCTAGGCAAGATAATGCAAAAGGCTTTGAAGCTTTCAAGCTTGAAAAAATAAATAAAATACTGGACGAAGGAGATATTAAAACAGATTTTGATGTTGCAACAGTTATCTATGAATATTATAAACATGAATTTGTTTGTGCATCAATTGCTAAAAAAACTTGGTTTCAATTTTACAATCACAAATGGAATAAAATTGAAGACGGATATGGATTATCATTAAAAATGTCAAGAGAAATGCCAAAAGAATTTGCAAAATTATATTCAGTATATATGATAAAGTCAGCAGATGGACAACATCAAGAAAAAGATACAGCTATGAAAAAAGCTAAAGAAATACATGCAGTAATATTAAATTTAAAAAACAAAACATACAAAGATAGAGTTATTGCAGAGGCTGCAGGATTATTTTATAATAAAAAGTTTTTAAGAACATTAAATCAAAATCCTTATTTAGTTGGATTTGATAATGGAACATATGATTTAAAAAATGGCATATTCAGAGATGGTTTACCAGAAGATCTTGTGAGTAAAACAACTGGATACGATTTTATCGAATTTAATGATAATGATCAGCTTCCTAAAGATGTCGAAGCATTTTATGAAAAAATACAACCATCCGAAGATGTTAATTTATTATTAAAGTGTTATGCTGCTTCTATTTTTGAAGCAGGAAATAAAGATCAAAAAATTGCACTCATGATTGGTGTAGGAAGTAATGGAAAGGGATCATGGTTTGATTTGATTGATGGAACACTTGGTGAATATTATGCAACAATCGCATCAACAGTATTTACACAAAAAAGAGGAAGTAGTTCAAATGCTACACCAGAACTGGCAAATAAACATGACACAAGAGGATTAGGATTTCAAGAAATTGATTCTGATGATAAATTTCATATGGGCTTATTAAAAAGTATGACTGGTCAAGATAAAATGGAAGTGAGACCATTATATGGAGAACCATTTTCATATATTCCACAATATAAAATATTTGCCGCAATGAATGTTGAGCCTCCAATTGAATCAGATGATAATGGAACGTGGAGAAGAATTCTCAAAATAGATTTTCCAACAATTTTTAAGAGTAATCCTAAAAAACCTAATGAAAGAAACGGTGATCCGGATATTAGAGAAAAAATACAAGGATGGAAACAAGCACATTGCTGGTTGTTATTAAAAAAATATTATCCAATATATAAAAAAAATAAAGGAATTGAAAAATTAATTCCAGACTCTGTTAGAATTTCAACTGACAAGTACAAAAATGACTCCAATATTTTTATGGAATTTTTTAATGAAAATATGGAGATTGAAAGTGATGCTAAGATCGAAAAGTCTACTATATGGATATTGTTTAAGGAATGGCATCTCACTAACTATAATGCGAAGGCAACATCATCCAACAAAAAATTAATTTCATTTTTTGAAAAAAATGGCTATAAAATTGATAAGGGGGCTAATGGAGCAATACATGGCCTCAAATTAAGAGAAAATGACACATTAAATGAAATAAATTAATGTATAATAGCACAGTTTGTGATATATTTATTTAAATAACTCGATTATTCAAAAAAATTGAAATATTAATTATCTGACAATCTTATAAGAAAAGGTATATGAAACACTATACACACATAGAATATACTCAAATCACAATGACTGGAGGAACAAATTATTTTGCACGAGAACAAGTTTACGATGTAGACAAAATAATGGCATATAATAAAGCCCAACTTAATCAACCAATACCATGTAATAATTCTTATACACACAGCAGAAATAAAAACGATTATCGAAAAGAAAGTAAACGTCCACATAGTTCGCCAGAATGTAAAAATCATTTTTACGATCCAATGTGTTCAAGAGAATCGATAAGTAGTGCAAATGGAAAATTATTTAATAATAGAAAAAATGTAAATAAACAAAAACGTATATTTAATAAAAGTAAAGTACAAAATGGCATAGCAGCATTGGGTGGACAAAGGCAAAAATAAATTTACAATTTATGTGATATTTTGAAATAATAATTAAATTATTATTTTTCTGTTATCTGGATTTATTCTCATTAAATTTAAAATTATTGTGCCAATCATCAGTAATTTATCGTCAAAGTTTGATCGTATAAATTCACTGTGTTCAATTTTGGTACTATTTTCAATCGATTTATTTACTCTATTAACAATATTAAAGCAGCATAACATATTTGATTTATTATTATCACAATTGTTGTCACAAAATTTTAATATTTGTAATTTATTATTTAATAATTTTCTTTTTCTTTTCGAATTGTTTATCATTTCTATTAAATCTTTTTCCTCTTTTGGTAAAATTTCATTTATTTTTTTTAAATTTATTATATCTTTATCTATTCTGTTACTGTCCTTGTTGTTATCAAGATTAATTAATATTTTATCCGTACATAATTCCCATATTGAACATCCAAGAGACCAATGATCTATTTTGCAATCATAATCGTATCCTAATATAATTTCTGGCGCTCTATAATATCTTGACTGATGTGATGCAAGTAGCTTTCCTTGAGGTTTCATTTTACCAAAGTCAGCAAGTTTTATATTAAAGTCACCATTAAACTCTTTATTTACAAATTTATGACAAACTTCATTTTGTGTATTGTTCATGTTTCCTCTAGTATTATAATATTCGCTTTTGTCATATATTTTTGTATCACATTGCTTTTGTTTTATATATTGATCTACCACATTTATATAATTTAATATGTTATCCTCGCATTTAATATTTATATTTCGTTTGTAATATTTATATGTTGTCGAAACTGTACTTAGATCTGTATTTGAATCATTATCATCTTCAGAATTGTCATCAGAGTCATCATTGTCACTATATGTCCGTCTTAAATCTAACTTTGAACCATTATCATCCTCATCATCATCATCATCATCATCATCATCATCATCATCATCATCATCATCATCATCATCATCATCATCATCATCATCATCATCATCATCCTCATCCTCATCCACATTATTATTTTCATCATCATCCTCATCCACATTATTATTTTCATCATCATCCTTTACAATAAATACATTTTTTGTCACAACTGGTTCATTTATTTTTTTTTCAATTTCAATAATAAAATTATTTAATTTTTCAAAAATTTTATCATAATTAATTAATAAATGTTTGGCTTTATTTTTATTTTTATTTTTTTTGTTAATATTTTGATTACTTGTGAGCATTGTGGAATCGGATGATTTATGTATTTTATTTAATTTATCAAGTATGGTTGATGCAATAATTTCTTCAAGTCTAAGTTGAATATCATCTTTTTCAAAAACAATAAAATTTTCAAGCTTAACATCATTAAATACATATCCTTTTTTGTGAATTAATTCTACTGCTTTACACATTTTAAACACAATTAAAAACATTTGATCAATATTAATTTTATCAAGTTTAGAAAAATATGTGACAGCATCAGATGATCCAATATTATTGACAATAATGTAATAATCATGGTTTTCGTTGATAAATTCAAAATGATTGATAGGAACATTTATTAATGTATTATCAGAAGATAATTTTAAATTTGTAAATTTTTTTAATTCCTTTATTAATTCTCTTTTGTAAAAATTATTTTCACCACCAAAACTAATTTTAAGTGCAACCAATTTAACTTTAAAATCAGTTTTAGTTTTTAAATTAGAAGTGAAATTATAAATACAAAGAGAACACCAAACTTGAGAAAAAGTTCCCTTACCAAGTCTGTAAATAACAAGATAAAGATTGTCACTTTTTTTATCATAAATTATTTTTTCAAATTTTTGTAAAGCAATATCAAGATTCATAAATATTTATATTATTATAAATATTTATTTATTTAACTTTTTATTAAAATAAAAATTATTTTTTTTTTGTTGCTTTTGGTGTTTTAGCAGGTGTTTTAACTGGTTTTGAATTTTTAAAATCAGTAATTTCTGATTTAAGTGCTTTATTATCTGCTTTTAATTTTTTAATTTTATCATGAAGATCATTGATAATTATATCATATTCATTTTTAATATCTTTATTTGTCATTTTTTTATAAAAAGTTGTGCCATTCATTTGTACACTCCATTCAACACCGACGGCATTCTTTAAAATAACATATTCATTTTCAATAAGTTTTAAATTTCCACCCATTCTAAATTTATTTTCATTTCCAACTTTTGAAAAATATCTTAAATGAGTTCCAATAGCAACATCTTTCATATGTTTTACTTGACTGTAATCTTCTAATAAATCAACAATTTCTTCTTTTGTTAAATTTTCAGTGTGTGTTTTTGGTTGTTTTGCCTTAGTTTGTTTAGTTTCAGGCACTGTTACTCCGGCTGATTTTGCATATTTTGTGACCGTATTTTTAAAATTATTGAGTTTTGATTTCTTACCAAGGCCAAGTAAGGCATTATTTATTTCATCATTGTCTGTTATTGACGTATTTATCATATATATGTATACAATACGTATATATATTTATCTTTATATCAAAAATATTGAAAATTATTGAAAAATAAAGGTAATATAATTAATATTAAATATAAATAGTATAAACATTTATCATAATAAGTAACTATTGAGATGGATATCACCGATTGGAACATTAATTTGGAAAAAGTACCTGAAAGTCATATATTCAATGACAAATCAGTGATTAAGCACACAAAATTAAAAAATAATACAAAAATCATTGAAAGTGAGAAAGTAGTTGAAATTGTGGAAGAAAAAATATTTTCTCTTGAAATGGTACATAATTTTAATGAGACAAATATAGAAAATGAAGATCAATTGATTGAGCTTGTATATATTTTAAAAGAATTATCAAATTATTTAAAAGATAACATAAGAAACAAGGGTCTTAAAATAACAGACAACAATATTTACAATGAAGAAGAATTTAACATGATAATTAATAATTTAATAAGAATGGAACAATTATGTAAGGTTGCGATGACATATTTTTTATCGTCAGGGAAAAATCAATCATATCAAAATATAAATATAATACCCTTCAAAACATCTTCTTATAAACCATGTTCTCAAAAAAATTTATGTTTTATTCATAAACAAGACGTTTCAAAACGAAGATGTGATAAAAATCATTTTGTATTCGAAACAGTAACAAACGATATTAATTATTTAATAAAATCATTGGAAATTATTGGACTTGATAATTTAAATTGGATAATTAATGATCAACTTGTGTCAATGTCCAGTATTGAAAACACAGAAGCAACAACATTAAGTGATTATACATTTGTAACAGAGAAAATAAGAAAAAACGAAAATGAAGACGAAAAGGAAGATGAAAAGGAAGGTGAAAAATCAAATGAAAATATTTTTGTTGTAAATAAAAAATTAATTACAAAATCATTTAGTGTAATATCTTACGTTTTAAAATCAATGTATGATGAAGCATCGCATTTCTTGGGTAAAAACTCAACAAAATCATTTTTAATTAATCAACCTTTTAAAAATTAAATGGTATTATTGAGAACAGTCATTTCATCTTCCAAATAATCATAATCATGCTTAAATTTTAGATGTAAATCACTTTTCATTTTATAATATCCATCATTTAATAATAATATGTCTTTGTCAACGTCTTCGACATTAAGATCATAAAATAAATTTTCTATATTTAAAATTAAAATTTTTTCAAACACATCATTAATTGTTTTATTGGAACATGCTTTTTTTATAAAATCATATTTTTTTGAAAACATGTGAGGCACATTTAAAGTGTCTTCATTTCTTTCAATAGTGAAATCTTCGTCCTTGTATTTTATTTGTTTATATTGCAAATATTCGTCTCTAATTTTTCTTAAATTTGAAACAATTTGTGTTTTTTTTTCAACTTCAAGCTTTTCTATTTTTCTATCCAAGTTATTTATTTTTTCTTTCATTTTTTTATTTCTTGTTAATTGTTCCAAATAATCAGTTGTAAATTCACCCAATTTTTTTCTAATGAGTTTCTTTTTTTCTTCAGAATTTATATTGTTATTTTTTTGAATGCACATTTCATTAGTTTTCTCATTGGTTTTTGATAATGATTCTATTTCATTATTTTTATTATAATCATTTATATCAATATTGTCATTTATTATTGTTATATTATTTTGATGTTTAATACTTTTGAGCTCAGTATTTTCATTATTTACAATTTTTATATCATTGTCTTTTATTACACTGACACTTGTTTCTTTTTTATTATTAACAGGTTGATTAATTTTAATATTATCTGTAAAATTTACTTTTTTTTCAGCCACATTATTTTCGTTAATTGTAATATTTTTTGTAGTGTCAACTTTATCAAATGAAATAAATGATTTGGCAACGTCAGAATATTTTTCTATTGTTTTTAAAGTTGCAGAATTATTGTGTGAGTTTGAAGTTCGCAAATGATTATTGGCAATATTAATATTTTGGATGTATTTAGTATTATTTAAAGTCAATTCCTTCACGGAACAATCAAATATAGTTTTATTTTGATTTGAATGAGTCAAAATAATGTGATTTGTGTTTGAATCAAAAGTGTATATTTCACAAGTATTGTTGACATATGACACCATATAAACATTTAAAATATATTTTAAAGATCTATCACAAAGAACGTGATAAAAATGATTCAAGGCCATGGATTCTGATTCAAAATTCATAATTAAAGGAATTAAGTAATTTTTGTCGACAAATGTAATGTTCATTATTATACTTTGCAAAATCAATATATTTTTAACTATGTTTAAATGAAAAGTGCAAAAAATATTTTATAATTATATTATAGCTAATATATGTCAAAATTTGAGTTTCCTAGCAAAGATGCAATAACAAATTTAGAAAAAAAAATGGAAATAATTGAAGAGCGATTATATATTGAAGAAATGGAACATTACCACTTGCAACAAGCAAACAAAATAATAGAAAAAGAAAATGATTTATTGTACAAAAAAATTGATTTTCTCGAATCCAAAATAAATAATATTAAAAATGATTCATATGAAACAAAAAAAAAATTTGATTCAAAATTATTTTTTATGAACAAGCGCATTGGTGGTATGAATTATTCTATCAAAGAAAATGAAAAAAAAAGAAAATTAAATGAAAATAACAACAATTATTATAATAATTTATATGATCAACATAATCCATATAATACACATAATGATTTATATAATCCATCCAGTTCATATATTTCAAAATATTTATCGCCCATTGGATCAACAACTCAGTTAGAACAATTAAAACCATTAAAACCATTATCTCCAAAATTAAATAATGATGAAAATAAAAAAAATAAAGAAATTAAAAATAATGATAAAGAAATTAAAAATAATGACAAAGAAATTAAAAATAATAATGATAATAAAGAAATTAAAAGTCCGGAAACGAAAAGCAATATTAATTTAAAGGACAGTGATGATGTTGAAGAAACTACATTTATTATACCGTTGTCGTTTTTAAATCCTAAAAAAAAGATAGACAATGATGATTTAAATATCACATATTTGGAAGATTCTGACGATGAAGACGATAATTTGATTACAACACAAACAGATATAACACACAAAGACGAATATAATAGTGATGTGGATGATGATAAAAATATAAATGAAATAATTGAACTAAAAGAAATTTTAAAAAAAAAAAAAAAAAATAAAACGATAAATTAAAAAAAAAAAAAAAAAAATAAAAAAAAAAAAATATTTTTTACATTTATTTAAAAAAAAAAAAAAATTTTAAAAGAAAAAAAAAAAAAAAACCAGTTATAATGAAAAAAAAAAAAAATTTAAAACC